TACAGGATTAATGCCTTAGTTGCATAACAAAAGCGTAGCAGCTAAAAGCCACTACGCTTTCAAGTCTAACTTTTTGGGGTCACCACAAGCATTAGCTTTCTCGAAAAGTTCTTTGCTAACCAATGGGGTGTGATGATTTGGAATCTTGATCCATTCGCTTTCATCTTTTGTCCGCATACGGTTTCCGCCGATTTCTGTTACAGTCTTTTTTCCTATCACATAAGTGCCGATATAACGTTCGTCTGCTAACAGTCTCAAAATGGTTGAATTAGACCATACACCATTTGTCCTTGATACATCGTGATACTTTTGGCCTTTGAGAGCCTTGTATTCGCCCGGTGTAGGAATTGCCTGACTATGAAGTTCTCTGGCAATCTGCGCACTGTTCATACCGGACGCAGCATATTCAAAAATCATCTGAATAACGCAGGAGGTCTCTGGATCAGGGACCATTCGGTTATTGTCACCTTTACAATATCCATACGGGCAGATCTTACTTTGATATTCACCGCGGCGCATCTTCATATACTTTGCGGTTTTGGTCTTAACAGACATATCCCGGCTGTAATATTCACTGATAAGGTATTTGAAGGCAACCTCCATACCACCGGTATCGCCTTTGAGCTTTTTCGTATCAAAATCATCACTCACAGAAATAAAACGGGTATGAAAGATCGGGAATACCCGTTCTATAAAGTAACCTGTCTCTAGACTGTTGCGCCCAAATCTTGAAAAATCCTTTACCATGATACAGTCAATTCGGTTTGCACGTACCAGATCAAGAAGTTCCTGAACAGCAGGGCGTTCAAAATTTGCCCCACTATACCCGTTATCTACAAACTCCATCAGTTCTGCATTTCCGTATTCTTCTAAGCCGGCAGCGTGTTCTTGAAGGATCATGCGCTGGCTGGAAATACTTAAACTGTCTGTTTTGAAATCTTCCAAAGACAGACGGATATATAGAGCAATCACATATTTTTTCATTGTGCCACCGCCTTGCTGTATTCCTGAAACTCTGTACGGAAGCGGAATCTGATAGAGACATGTTTATCGTGATCCACTTCAATACGCTCAATTAAACGTGATACAAGCTCTGCAGTTAATGTACATCCAGCTTTCAGTTCTTTTTCGTCTTTTTCAAGCGTCTTATACTGTTCAAATTGTTTTTTTATCTCTATGGCTACTTTTTCACATTCTGCAAGTTCTGCTTTGGCAGAGCTCATTTTATCTTCATAGTTCTTTTTCCAAAGAAAGAAATCGTCTTTATCTACCAGGCCGCTTACCATATCTTCGTACAATACCTGAATACGATCCTGGTTCTGCTGGATCATACGGCTGGCGGTATTGCGGCGATCCTGCAATTCTTTTTCCCTTTTACGCCATTGGGTTCCATCCTCAACTAAAAGGGCATAATCTCCTAAAGCAGCGGAGAGTTCCTTTTTCAGAATGTCGATCACAGTATCTATCAATTCATTTTCTTTTATGGAAACACCGACACATTTTTCCTTATGAACCCTGCTGGGAGTAAGGCATTGAAAACGGTAAACATCTCCCTTTTTTCGGCGTGCTCTTTGGCGGTGCAGACTTCTGCCACAATGAGAACAGAAGATCAATCCTTTAAAAATATTTGGAGAATATGGAATCTTTTCTTGTTGTTTGTATTTTTCGGCAACTTCTATTCGGTACTTCTGGACCTCATCAAAAACTTCCCTGGAAACTATGGCTTCGTGGGTAGCGGCGACAGAAATAAGGTTTTCTTTTCCTGCAGGTCTTTGTTTATGTGCAACAGTTTTTGTATGGCCCTGAACCATATCGCCGGTATATTTTTCTTCTTTAAGGATCTTCATTACGGTACGTGTCTGCCAGAAACCTTCTCCTATTAAATTTTCATGCGTGATTTCCCCGGTAGAATACTTATAATTGCTTGGTGCAGGATAGCCGCCTTCATTCAGCATCAGTACAATGCGGTTCAGACCAACTTTTTCATATGCCCATTGAAAGATCTGCTGGACAACCGGAGCTGCCACCGGATCCACAATCAGCTTATGGCAGTCATCAGGATCCTTTTTATATCCAAAAGGTGCACGAGCGCCAACAAATTTTCCCTCTTTCATATCCTGTCTTGCCTGTGCTTTAATCTTACGACCAATATCGAGTGAATAGGCTTCGTTTATCATATTTTTCAGAGGAAGGATAATTCCACCGTGCAGGTTATCAGGATTTTCGGAATCAAACTGATCTGTTACAGCGATAAACCTGACATTATGAGAAGGAAAATACTGTTCTATGTAGTATCCGCTGTCAATGGAGTTACGCCCAAGACGAGACAGATCCTTTACGATTACACAGTCGATTTTTCCGGCTTCAATGTCAGAGAGCATACGCTGAAATCCCTCACGGTTAAAATTGGTTCCGGTTGTACCATTATCTATGTAAGTATCATAAATGCGAAATTCCGGTTTGTTGGAAAGGTAGTCCTTCAGAACCATTTTCTGTGTTTCGATAGAATTACCACGCTTTTTGTTATCTTCCACAGATAAGCGGATATATAAAGCGGTATTGATAAACGGAGAAACCGATGTAAAAATAGGTTCTGCGATATGTTTTCTGCTCTTTCTTGCCATCTTAGACCACCATCCTTTCCTGTGCCGGAGCAATCAGAGAAATTGCTTTCTCATATTCATTCTGATAGTTAAATTCAATTTGAAATTCATTTTTCCCAACTACCTTGATACTGTGAACAAGCTGGATCATTACCTTTCGGTCTAGTTCTTCGATTTCAGAAAATCTCTTGAAGTTCTCAATCCAGCGGTTACGTTCACTGCGGTTTTCCATAACATCTGTCCGTTTTTCTTCTAAAGCGGCTATTGCCTGTTCAAGCTGAGTGATACGAACATTGTAGGTGTTCTTCAAATTTAAAAACTCATGCTTCTCGATCAATCCGCTTACCATATTTTCATAAAGACTGGTTTTGAATGTCCGTATCTGCTCCAACTGCTGATTGTTCTGCGCGATCTGTCTGCTGTATTCCCGGATCAGTTCTTTATTGATACGGCTCTGATTGATACCGGATAAAATTTCTTCCAAAGAAACAACATTATTAACAAATCCTTTTACACTATCCCTGACACATTCCATCAGGTCGCTTTCCTTTACCATAACAGGGTTTGTACAGCCACTCTTCTTCCCGGTAGGGCAATAGTAGTAGTGGTACTCTTTGTCTTTATAGCGGTTTGTCTTTCGTATCATACGGGCGCCACAGCAGCCACAGATCAATATGCCGGAAAATAAATAGACTTTATTTTTACCGGGAGAAGTACGGGTATCCAGTTGCCGGATCTTCTGCACCAGGTCAAAATCGTGGGGCTCAATAATCGCTTCGTGAGCGTGTTCCACACGAATCCATTCGGACTGAGGACGGTTTTCAATTTCTTTCAGTTTAAAGTGCTGTGAGCCTTGTTTTCCCTGAACCAGAGTGCCGGTATAAGTTTCGTCCTGCAAAATACGGACAATCGTAGTAGAGGACCACCGACAATCTTTTCGATCGGTATATCCGTTTCTTGCACAAGGCAGACCATTCATTTTCTTATAGGCAAGAGGAGAAAGTGTTCCTAAACGGTTCAGCTCATTTGCAATCGCATAAGGACTGAAACCTTCCAGGCGCATCCTGAAAATACTTCGTACCACCTGAGCGGCATATTCATCTACCACAAGGAGATTATGATTTTCTTCGGATTTACGATAGCCGTACACGGTAAAAGCACCGACAAAATCTCCATTTTTACGTTTTGTTTCAAGAGAACTGCGGGTTTTCAAAGAAATATCGCGTGCGTAAGCCTCGTTCATAATGTTTTTTACGGAGACCGTAAGGTCATCCCCGGCGGACTCATTGATTGTGTCGATATTATCGTTGATAGCAATAAAACGTACACCATAAGCCGGAAAAACACGTCTCATATAACGGCCGGTTTCAATATACTCACGTCCAAGTCTGGAAAGATCCTTTACAATCACACAGTTGATCTTTCCCTCCATAATGTCATCCATCATTTCTTTGAAAGCCGGGCGATCAAAAATCACACCGCTATAACCGTCGTCCACTCGTTCCGAAACAAGTTCGATCTCCGGGTGGTGGCTGGCAAATTCCTCAATCAGCTTTCTTTGGTTTCCAACACTGTCACTTTCGTTTGACTTATCATCCGTATAAGATAATCGGATATACTTCGCAGCTTTATAAATCTGCATACAGAAACACTCCTTTCATTACGGAAAAATCCCCGCAATTCAAGGAGTGCAATATGCCTTATTGTTATTCAATTCCTTTTCCGATTCTTATTATAACGCTCCATGCGGGAAAAAACAGCCCCTAAAATGTAAATTTTTATCGTAAGATACCATGCAGACATTCTTCTAATGCAGCTCCGTCCGTACAATAAGTAGCACGCACAATAAACTTTCCACACCTGAAATGACAGGGGTTCTTGATCTGTCTGACGAACTCGGCAATTCGTTCTTCACGCGGAAGTTCCTTGTTGACGGATACACTGCGAATATCCACCAGTTTATCAGCATAAGAAGTCTTTTGTTCCATTTTTCCAGCTCCTTTCCGTAAATTGATTCTCTATCAAAATCACATGGATAAAGCCGGACCTGGACTTGTAATCTAAGCCCGGCTTCATAGTATCTGATTTCGATTTTATATGCCGTATTTGCCACGCATCCCCGGCAGGTTCTGTTGACACAGAACAGGGGTTGCTATGGGCTGCGGACAGCTTGACCGCATCATAGCCCCGCAGTCGTCGCCGCTTTGCCAGAGCAAGCGCACGCCGCAGGAACTCCCCCCAAGTCTTTAGGAGGCCGTGAAGAAGTACCATTGTCATCTGCGCCGTCGTCGCGCCCGAACCTGCCACAGCCGGGTTAATAGGTTGCGTGGATCGCTCGGACAACCGGGTTCATCACCTCCTTTGGCTGTCTGTCATGGCGCCGCCCTATATGCCGCTCGGTACGCAGAATGATGTACCCATAGCAACGTATATTCACTTGTCAAAGAACCATGAGGGAGAGAAGGCAATCAAAGCGCTCCATATTGGAAATATATCGGAACGGTTCTGTCCGATCCAACCACAATGGCTTGTCCTGCCAAAAGGTCCCTTCATAATACAGTACATTTTTAAGGGAAAAGTTAGTGGGCTTATAAATTATTTTTTAAAAAATATTCTTGAAGCTGTTTTAAACCTCTGTTAATGCTCTGATGAACTGAGATTTTACTGCAGTTTTCCACTCTGGCAATTTCCGTTTGGCTCTTGCCGAGAAAATAACGTGCATAGATCCTCTGACGTTGTTTTTCTGATAGAGTAGCAAGTCCCTTATAGATCATTTCAGTCACCCTATGCTGTTCATAAATATCTGCTGGTGATTTTTGATCTACAAGGGCTTCATATTCAATTCCATCTCCAAAATCCAAAGAAAAATATGCTTTGTGTCGATATGTATAAATCCGATATGCTTCATCGCGTAATTTATAAGCTCTTAAAATATCAGCGACTTCATCCGGCACTTCTACGATTGTGTCTGTTGTGTAAAATGGGTAATATTCCTTTAAATTGATTTGTTTCATATAAATTTCCTCCAATTTCGATTTGTTTGCGTGTGAAAAGCTAAAACCGAAATCAGAGGGCGGGGAGCGACACCCCACAGAGAACAGAAAGACAAAAAATTTTTCTATAAACGCAAAAGTGCGCGTCTGTCCGATGACAGGCGCGCACTCATACAACCCTAATAATTGATTGAAAGGGAAATGTTGGAAAATATAATATTTTGTCGAATGGAAAAACCCCGCAATCCAAAACCAGACTACGGGGCATAATGATAGATTTGGCCGGCAGCATCGAGGCCGGCATGTTGACCTCGGTAGCATAACCATGCCCTCCCTCCAAATCAAGGAGGGATAGACAGGCTTGCCAATTATCCGCCTCCTTCTATCTATTTGAAGGAATTATACAAACTTTTATGCTCGTTCTTTTCTTGAAATCTTCCAGAACTGTCCTTGTTCCGGCAAAATCTATCATAAATACAATTTTATTCATTTGTTTTTGTATATAATGTATATTCGGTTAATCTAAATCAAATTTATACCCAACTCCATATACACTTTTAATATAGTCTGGTACATCCGGCGAAACCTTGAGCTTTTGCCTGAGATTGCTTACATGGTTATTCACTGCCTTTCGGGAAAAGGAAGCATATTCTTCTTCCCATACCAGTTCCGTTATCATTTCATAGGTAAATACCCGTTTGGGATGACGGATCAGTAGAGCCAGAATGTCAAATTCCTTAGCAGTAAGAGCAATCACTTTATTTTGGATCATAACAAGACGCTGTTCCAAAGAGAAAAACAGATCATCTTTTTCGATTTCAAACTTTGCTTTGCCAGCATTTTTATTCATGCAGCAAATAACATGGGAACCAAAAGGACAAGATAAAATATCTGCTAGTCTTATTTTTCCACACTCAATATCCATAATAAATTGTTTCAATTCCTGCTGTTGCTTTGTACTTAAAAGGATAAACAATTTTTCTCCAATTTCTTTACCAGATTCCGATATATCAAACACAACTAACTTCCCATGTCATCACCGCCTTTGTTTCTAAAATTTCCTTCTTGTATTGCTGTTTCTTTTAGTCGAGCAAAACTTTCGCTACTGATAACATGTTCCATCCGGCAGGCATCGACTTCTGCAATTTCAGGATCAACACCAGCTGCAATAAGCTGTTCCGTAAAGAAGCAATGACGTTCATAAATTTTTTCAGCAACCTTGCGGCCTACATCGGTTAAGTAGAGAAAGTAATCTTCATCCATCGTGAGAAAGCCACCGTCTCGCAAGTTAGCCACCGCATGGCACACGCTGGGCTTTGACACCTTCATGTGCCGGGCTACATCTACGGAGCGCACCATACCTAATTTCTTTTGGAGAACAAGGATGGTTTCCAGATAGTCCTCCCCAGACGCATGAAGTTTCATGGAACATCTCCTTTCTAAAACAATTTACACAGCCCAACCAAGACTCTCCTGTTGGATATGGAACAGTTTATGGTACAATCCGTTCTTTTTCATCAATTCATCATGTGTACCGTGTTCCAACAGTCTACCGTTATCAAGAACGAGAATTTGGTCGGCATCCGCAACGGTACGAAGCCGGTGTGCAATCATAATAACCGTCTTGCCCTCCACCAGTTTTGCAATAGCACGCTGAATCAAAACCTCGTTCTCTGGGTCAAGGGACGCTGTTGCCTCATCAAGCAGAATAATAGGTGCGTCCTTCAAAAGCGCGCGGGCAATGGAAATCCGCTGACGCTCACCACCGGAAAGAGTGCTGCCATTCTCTCCAAGGACAGTCTGATAACCGTCTGGCAATCGCTGGATAAATTCGTCACAGTATGCCGCCTTTGCCGCCGCCATGACCTGCTCCTCGGTAGCGTTCATGTTGCCTACACGGATATTGTTAAAAACAGTATCATTGAACAGGGTCACATCCTGGAATACAAAGGACATACAGCGCATCAGGTGTTCCGGTTCAATGGTGCTGACATCTATGCCGCCAATGGTGATCTGGCCTTTTCTTACATCCCAAAAACGGGCGATCAGTTTGGAAATCGTGCTTTTGCCGCTGCCGGAAGGCCCTACCAGAGCCGTTACGCTGCCAGCGGGAATAGAGAAAGACACATCCTTGATAACATCGTCCTGGTTATATCCGAAAGTGACATTTTTCAGTTCAATGTCATATTTGGATACATCCTTGTCCTCGCCCTCCATGGCGGGCGTGGTCAGCAGGGTACGCATACGGTTGGTAACAGTCCCCAAGTGAAACAGAGAGGTCAACTGCGAGAGAATGGCAAGGATCGGACCGTAAATTTGCGTAGAGAACATCAGTAGAACCAGTAAAGAAAGCAGTTCAATTTTACCGTTTGTTATCAGCACCGTTCCAATGAAAATAGTAATGCCAAGCCCTGCTTGCAGGATCAGGCTGGCTCCCTGAACCAGAATACCGGAGGCCAGTTCTACCTTGATGGCGATTTTTCTCATAGCCTGGAGTGCTTTATCCAACGCATCGAAGCGGGAACCGCCAAGATCACAGGATTTGATGATTTTGATACCTTCCAGGTATTCCTGAATCTGGCTAGACGCCTCCAGTTTCACATCCACCTGTTTGTCAAACAGACGAAGTTGTAGCTTGCGCCCGCACCAGATGATAAGGAATGTAACCGGCATTGTGCAGAAAATCGCAAGGGCCATTCTCCAGTCAAAAAATGCCAGACAAACGCAGGTCAGGGTAACAGAGATGATATTTGCAATCAGCGGCGGGATGGTACTGCTGAGCATGGATTCCATGCTGCTGCAATCCGCCATCATGTTGGTGGTAATATCGGACAAATCTTTTGTGTTAAAGAAGCTCATGGGGAGCTTGCGAAGATGCTCCGCGATCCGAAGTCTGGTCGTGCTGGCCTCCTTATAGGAAGCAATATAGGTTTTCCTATAATCGTTTTTCGCGGCCAGGAATACCAGAATAGCCGCCACCAGCCCCAGGCCCAGCAGCTTCCACAACGCGGCCCACGAAATTGCTTCTCCCGTAAACGGCTTTAACAGCTCCCAAAAGATCAGGCAGGCTACCATTGATGGGAGCAATAACGCGATATTGGTTATTGTGCAGGCCGTAATTGCTTTTTTCAGGTCGGAATAGCCTTTCTCCGACAGCATTAACTTTTCTTTCAGCTTACTCATAGATCACACCGCCTTTCCTGTGCCAATTTTCCAGTTGATCGACTCCGTATAGCTGCTCCACATCTGCGCGTATTTTCCGTCCTTCTTCAGCAGCTCGTCATGGGTGCCGGATTCAATCAGGCAGCCCTTTTCCATGACAAGTATCTGGTCAGCATTACGAATCGTGGACAGGCGATGGGCGATCATTACAACTGTTTTATTTTGGATCAGCTTTTCAAAGGCTTTTTGAATCAGGTACTCGTTCTCCGGGTCACTGAACGCAGTAGCCTCGTCCAGAACGATGATGGGCGCGTCTTTTACGATAGCCCTTGCAATGGCAATCCGCTGACGCTCACCACCGGAGAGATGGACGCCGGTACTGCCGATCACAGTCTGATAACCGTTTGGAAGCTGCTCAATAAAATCATGGCATCTTGCAGCCTTTGCCGCCGCAATCACCTGTTCTTCCGTGGCATCTGGATTTCCCATACGGATGTTATCCAGGATGCTCTGTTTGAACAGGAACGTATCCTGAAATACGAAGCTGACCTTATCCATCAGCGCATCCAGAAGAATATCCCGAATGTCAACGCCGCCGATCTGAATACTTCCGTCCGTCACATCATAAAACCGGGAGATTAGGCTGGCGATGGTACTTTTACCGCCACCGGAGGGGCCGACAATGGCTGTCACCTTGCCCTGATCCGCAAAGAAAGAAACATGAGACAGGGCCTTGACCTGGGAATCGGCTTCGTAGGAAAAGCTGACATCCCGGAAAGCAATCCCATAGTTTTCGATTGCTTGCGCCGTACTCTTTTCGGGCAGGGCCGGGATACGCAGGATTTCATCCATACGCTCCACGCTGCCGTCAATCTGCGTAAAGGACTCAGAGATATACATGATTTTATTCAGGACACCGGAAATCGCATGGACAATAATCAGGTAGAAAATAAATGTCAGCGAATACTCCCTGAAATCCGTAGTGTGCATCCCGATCAGAATGCCCACCGGAATCAAAAGCAGATAAATATTGTTGATGATCGTGGTAAAAGCAGGCATACAGTTCTGCCAGCCCAATGCGTACTCCAACACAAAAGAGGTATAGTCTGTAATGGATTTGCCCAACCGCTTAAAGGAATCGGCGGTCTGATTAAATGCTTTGATCTCCGACATACCACGTACATATTCCACAGAAGCGCTGTTCATGTTCTCCTGGGCGGTCTGAAAACGGTGCATTTTTTCCTTTGCTTCTCCGTTGAAGCCCGCAAACTGCACGATAAAGGCCAGAACAATACCGACCAGACAAACCACGCCATACCGCCAGTCAATTCCAAGAAGAATGATAACCAGAACAAGCGGCGCGACCAAAGAGGCCACAAAGTCCGGGAGCTGGTGAGCGATGAATTTCTCAACACTTTCAATGTTTTCATCCATGATCTTTCTCATTTTGCCGCTGCCCAGGGTCAGATGATACCCAAGGGGAATCTGCATGATGTGGTCGGCAAAGGCCACCTTCAATTCATAAAGCGTTCCAAACGCCGCAACGTGGGAACACAACAGGGCAAAAAAGTAAAATACGATGTTCCCCAAAATTCCAGCCAGGGCCAGCCATCCCCAGGTCGAGATTGCGGAAACATTCAAGAGCGACATATCCGGGTAAACAAACAGGATTTCCCGAATGATGTAGTAGATTGATAAGTACGGAACAAAAGAACAGATCGCAGCCAGCGCCGCCAAAAATCCTGCCAGGAACACCAACCCTTTATGGCCGGAAGCCAATTCCAGGCAGCGTGCCAGTCCGGTTTTCGCTATCGGCTGCTTCTTGTTTTGCTGTGCCATTTCTAACCCTCCTTTTTGTCATATCCAATTTTGTCTAAGAGAAGCTCTGCGCCTCTGATTTGAAAATCATCGGTAATGCAGCCGTTCTCCAGGCGTATTGCCCGCTCACAGCAGGCAAGCGCACACTCCGCGTCATGGGTAATGACGATAATGGTGCGCCCCATTTTCGCCAGCTTGCGGATCATCCGGCTGACATTCCGCATATTCGTACCGTCCAGCCCACTTGTCGGTTCATCCAGTACGATAATCGGCGCTTCGTGCATTAGAGCCACGCCAAGAGCCAGCCGCTGCTTTTGCCCTCCTGACAGCGTAGAGGGATGCTGTTTGATGAATGGCGTCAGTTCCAGGGCCTCCAGGATTTCTTCCGCCGCTTGTTTCCGCTCCGGGTTGACTTCTGCGCCGGTAGTCAGTTCGTCAAGCAAATCCTCACCGAATAGCTGACTGTCTAAATCCTGGGGAATATACCAGACCTTTCCCAAGCGGCCTTTCGGTCTACAATGCTTTCCGAATAAAACGACTTCGCCGGATTTCTCTTTCAAAAGCCCTGCCAAGATTCGCCCTATGGTGCTTTTGCCCGTCCCGTTTGGGCCGATCAGGGCTATCGCTTCTCCCTTATGGCATTGAAAGTCAATATCCTTAGATACAATCGTTTCACCAAAAGAGTGGTTCAGTTTTTTCACTTCCAGAACAACCTCACTGGTTGCCGCAGACGGGATTTCCGTTTGCTCAATCTGATGCAGGTTAGGAGTTCGAAGCCCCAGCGCCTGGATTTCCTTATTAGTCAGAGCTTTCATCTGCTGTGCAGTAAATTCCCGCACAATTTTCCCTTTCTGGACACACAGGAAACGGTCTGCCAGATCCATCAGATAATAAAGCCGGTGTTCCGCTATAATGATGGTTTTTCCCTTCTTCTTCAAATCGTGAATAATATCTGCAAAGCGGTAGGTAGATGCAATATCCAGATTGGCAGACGGTTCATCCATGACATAGATTTCAGGATCAATCGCCTCTGCGGATGCAATCGCAACCTTCTGACGCATTCCATAGGACAGGCTGTGCAGGCTGTGATCCAAAATATCCTGAATCTTGATGTTCGCCGCTGCCCGGTGAACATGGTTCTGAATTTCTTCATGGGAATAACCGTAGTTCTCACAGCCAAAAGCAATCTCGCCTGCGACCTCATTGGCAAAAAACTGGCTCCTCGGGTCTTGAAATACATTTCCTGCGATTTTGCCGCGTTCCCAGGAAGGAATCTCTTTCAGCAGTTTTCCATCCACAAAAACCTCACCGCTTAATTCTCCCTCGTAAAAGTAGGGGATCAGGCCGTTAATTACTCTTGTCAAAGAGCTTTTCCCACTTCCCGATGGGCCGGTCATAACAATGACCTCCCCAGCGGCAATGTCTAATGATATATGTTCCAGTTGATTTCCGTTCCCGCCATAGGAAAAGGTCAGGTCACGGATCATAATTTCTTTTCCCATTCCATTCCTCCTATAAAAGACAGCAGCACACGGCAGCTCCCACGCTGACAATAATCAAAACGCAATCCAGCACAGCGATCCGGCTGACATAGTAGCTTTCTTTCTTGTAGGGGCTTTCAATTCCCCTGACTATGGCAGAAGCTGCTAACTCGTCCGCGATCTTTAAGGAGCGGAACACCATCGGAACAATGGCGTATTCCAACGTGTCCATTGGATGCCTCAAAACATTACCGACCGATTTTAAGAAGCCACGAATTTTCATGGCTTCCCTGACTTCTCCAAATTCATGCAGCACAGTCGGCGCAAAGCGGAGCATGACGATCAATACAAGCATGATATGGGTAGAAATCGGCATTCTTCTCAAGCTGGCCGTTAATTTCCCAGAGGGGATTTTAGCCAGAAGATAGGCAGGCATAGCCGGAAGCAAAAGTTTGTAAACCATGCTGAGCAACAGTGGAGATGGGACACTGATTTTATATTTCATTTCAATCAGTAGCCATACAAGTGCAACCATATAAATTGAAAAGCACCCAATCGCCTGACGAAACAAACCAAACCAGCACAGGATCAAACAAATCCAAAGGGTAAAAATTCCATGTCCTAAAAAACTTGTTGTAAGGAAAGTAACAAGACAAGCGCACAGCGTCAGGAAAAGAACTGTGCGCCCGTCAATTCGATCAATCCGTCTGCTTTTTGATACGGCCATCATCCTACAATGCCTGCCTTTTGGAAATGCTTTCTGAGCAGACGCTGGCCAAACAACGTGCCGAGGATTGCAAGAACCGCAGTAATAACAACGCCCAAAAGCATCAGCGCAGGAGACGTTACCATAGAGAGCTGCATATTTAAGGTGTTGGCATCAAAACCACTGTTTGCAGCCATTTCCTGATAACTGTCCCAGGACCACCACAACGGTACGGCACAACCTACAAAATTACCGATTGAGTTAACCATCCAGCCAATTCGGTTACGAACCGCACTTTGGTATGTATTCTTGCCAACCATGCACAGTTCGGCAACGAGAGCTACAATCAAGAAATAGGGAATCAAGAACATATAACCCATAACTCCTTGAATCACCCCATAAACCGCAACCCATGCAAACATCAGTCCGTGTTTGTTGACGCGGTTTGCTGCAACCAGATAAAAGATTGCGCCGATAAATGCATCAATTCCGGCAGAGCCGTACAAATATACTACCGGAAAAGGCAATGTAACCATACCAATTATCATTGCAATAGCAAAATTGATGACCATCATTGCGGCAATCGTCATAATATCGCGAATGCCAAACTTTTTCTTCACCGTTTGTTCCATCTTTGAAACCTCCTTAAAATAAAATGACAGTGTAGTTAGCAATAACTAACTACACTGTCATTCTACACCGGTTTGCAGTCTCTAACTACTCCAAAGGGAAAAGTAAATCAAGAAAACAGCCCAAAAGTTAAATCACTTTTTTGCTTTACGGTAATCCTTTGGAAGCATTCCAAACACTTCTTGAAAGGCTCGCGCAAATTTACTAATATTTGAATATCCAAGTTCACCGGCTATTTGCGTGATTGATTGATCTGTTTCCTGCAAATAAACAGCCGCAAGATTCATTTTATACTTTTTGATATGTGCATAGGGCGTATCGCCATAAATCTGTTTGAAAATAGCTTGAAATGTGACCTTGCTCATTGGCTCCTTTCGCAAAAGTTCTTCTATGGATATTTTTTTGTCGAGGTTTTCTATGAGCTGTTGGCGGATGCGTTTGATGATTTCAATTTGTTCTTTGGCATAATACGTTGCCTCATACTGATCTTCAATCCGCAGCTGCTTGATATGGTAAAATAGTTCCAATAATTTGATACGGAAGTAATTTCTCCCTTCAATACCTTTTGCCGCGTACAATTCATCGAAGATATGTAACAGACGCTGAGGCGTTCGACATAAAAACCACTTTTTTTCTAATTCCAGTTCTCGTCCCAGATTTAGAACATCAATGTTGTAGTACGAAAAAATCTGTTGCGTTTCCGCATCGACAGAATCCTTATCAATCACACAGCTTAGTCCTACGCTATATCCAAAGGGGAAGGAATACGCCGCAGGAATATTTGCAAGAGCATTAATGCAAAATTCTCCTTCTTTCATGTGGAACACTTTGTTATTTCTTAACTCAAACTCAACACGTCCTTTTTGGTAATGCCGGATTTCAATGATATTCTTATTAGGAATAGGCTCATGGAAAATATCTGAACAATTAAAATCCATAAAAATCAAGTCAATACCAGGGAAAAGGTCATAGTCATATAGGCTTCCTGTTCCATTGCATTTATACTCCACTTGAACATAATCATTATACTTATTTTTAATTACAGCATATTCCCCATACCATTCTGGTTTGTGGAGTTCACTCATGCTCATTTCCACCTCCCTATCAGTTGATATAAACTAAATATATAATAGTTTTTTTGGTAGTTTCATTACCAATTAGAAAAAATCACCCCGTGCTTAATTTTTATTTGAGTAATACATCCTCGCTCTAATTCATTGAAAAGCAAATCACTGTAGAGTTGATTGAGGTAACAATTATTATATGTCATAACAAGATTTCACCTCTTTTCTTTTTCGCGCAAAAGTATCTATAATTTCAACTGTATCATCTTCACCATGCAGAACCGATCAGAAACCGCCATACTGACCTTTGTGGATAGCTTTAAGCCATTTTTAGGGATGTAACGATAGTATGGTTCCTCCGCAATCACCTTCACATTACCTCCGATCTTTGCTGCCAGTTCTTCCGCTGAATCCACATAAAAGAACATCTGTGCATCGGCATGGCCGACCTGTTTCATATATTTTTTCTTCATCATGGTCATGCCTCTTTTGTTCACCGTATCAAAAACAACTTCCATATTTCCAAATTGCCCAATCATACGCAGAAGGGCAATGACCTTATGTTCCTCAAAATAATGAAATAATCCGCCTGCAGTAACGAGAATAGGAGCATCAAGTACATCATTGCGAACTTTTTTGATCCAATCCTTTGCAAAGGCATCCCCGGAAATATAGAATTCCCTCTCTGGTTCGGGAAGAAGTCCCCGCCGGTATTCGATCACATGAGGCAGATCCACGGCATACCAGTGTGTCTTTCCGTTATCACATCGGTGATAGGTTGTCTCCAGACCACAGCCCAGCTGGACAATCGCACCGTCCGGTCTGCGTTCCAGAAAAGCCCGAATAATCCGATCCATATTAACAGACCGGGAAGCAGAGGCCAAGAGGGTATACTGATTCTGCATATTCTGTTCAATCAAGTCTAACGGCGGCTTGTTCTTCAATTCCAATGCTTTTTTATCATATAAAATTTGCGGGCAATGCTCACTGGCATAGATTCTGCCCAGCATAGGGATAAACAAGGTATCCTCCAAAACGCCTAATTTTTGCATAACCAGTCCTCATTTTCCTTCTTTACCCAAGTTTCCAATTCTGGCTTTCTGTCTGCAGTTTTACCATATGGGCATATACGCCATTCTTTTCTGCCAGATCCTTTGGTGATCCTTCTTCTGCCACGGTGCCATCAGAAAGGACTACGATCTTATCTGCGCCGGCCACTGTACGCATCCGATGGGCAATCACCAGTACCGTCTTATCCGCGATCAGGCGGGAAAGGGCAGTCTGGATCAGTGTTTCATTCTCCACATCAAGAGAAGCAGTGGCTTCATCCAGAAGGATGATCGGAGAATCTTTCAGAAAAGCCCTTGCAATGGAAATCCGCTGACGCTCTCCTCCGGACAGTTCACAGCCGTTTTCCCCGATATTGGTATGCCATCCATCCGGCAGTTTTTCCGCAAATTCATCTACATTGGCAAGTTTCGCAGCAGCAATGACCTGTTCATCTGTGGCATCTTTGTTTCCGATTCGGATATTTTCCAGAATTGTATTGTCAAACAGTGTAACATCCTGGAATACGATGGAATACAGAGAAAGCAGTGTTTCCGGGTCAATTCGGGATACATCCATGCCTCCCACGGTAATCTTTCCTCTGTTAATATCCCAGAACCTTGCAGCCAGCCGGGATACGGTTGTTTTTCCGCCGCCAGATGGGCCGACCAAAGCCGTAACCTCTCCCTGTTTTGCCGTAAAGGAAACATCTTTCAATACGGTTTCTCCGGTATTGTAGGCAAACCCAACATGGTCAAAGACAATATCATACCCCTGATTGGAAAGCCTGTCACTGCCTTGTTGGATCGGATGATCGAGAATCTCATTCATACGGGCAATGTTGGTTCGTGTACTGATGACTGCCGCAAGATTCTGGAGTGCGCCCTGCAGAGGGTCATACAAACGGGATACTACCAGAAGGAACATAAAGAATGTAAGCACGGAGAGGCTCCCTTGCATGAGCAGAACAGCTCCCACCAGCGCAACCGTTGCAATACCAAGCTTCAGCACCAGTGACGCGGAAACCACAAAAGCAGCAAGACCAAATTCATTGAGGATGGAACGATGCTCCACAGCACGGATCTTCTTTTCCAGCCCTTTTAAATATGCCTGCTCCGCATTGTTCGCTTTCAGATCACGAACTGTTTCAATACACTCCTGTATCCCGTCTGCGCAGGCCATCTTCACATCCATCGCTTTCTGATTCAGATTTTCCTGAATCTTTGCGGAAAATCCCACAATCGCAAAGGCAACCGGCAGAACCCATAAGGCAGCCAGCGCCATTCTCCAGTCCGTAAAGAGCAGACCGATAGAAATCAGAACCGTAGAAATGATCGAACCCGCAAGCTCAGGGATAAAATGTGAAAAACTCTGTTCCAGGAAGGTACAGTCCGCCATAATGGTACTGGTAAGATCGGCTAAATCCTTTTTTCCGAAAAAAGAAAGAGGTATTTTGCGCAGATGCTCTGCCAGGGTAATGCGGCGGATACCGCTTTCTTTGTAAGTGGCAAAATAGGTCGCATTGTATTGAAAGAAAGTGGTCAGCAGAATCAAGCCGATACACACCACGCAGCCTGCCACATAAAATGGAATTTTCCCACCGGGAACACCCCCGTTCATCAGATCGCTGACCAGGTAATATAAAAGTCCTACCGGGAACATAAAAGACAGATTCTGAAGGACACAGGCCAGGCAGCCTTTGATCAGGTCTTTTGCTCCCTGTTCAGACAGGGCATATTTTTTCTGCAGTTTTTTGATCATATCACTGCACCTCCTTTGTTACCTTCCATTGCACGGAAGTCTGGTAATTTTTCCACATACGGCTGAAAATGCCGTCTTTTGCAAGCAATTCACGACTGTTCCCGCACTCGGCAACCTGTCCGTCCTGAATGACAAAAATCTGATCCACATTTGTTACGGTAGAAAGCCTGTGGGCAATCATAATCACTGTCTTTCCCTCGGAAAGTTTTGAGAAAGCAGCCTGTACACGGCTTTCGTTATCCGGGTCAGCAAAGGCAGTGGCTTCATCTAGAATGATGATCGGTGCATTTTTCAGCATCACACGGGCAATGGCAATCCGCTGCTGCTCGCCGCCGGAAAGATAGACACCTTTTGTACCGATGACCGTATCCGCTCCCTGTGGGAGTTTTTCCAGAATATCATCGCATTGTGCGTGATGAAGGGCAGCCAGAACTTCCTCACGGGTAGCTTCCGGTTTCCCCATACGCACATTTTCCAGAATGGACGCCTTGATCAGACGGCTGTTCTGAAATACGAAAGACACCGTATTCATGAGTTTCTCTTTCGGAATGTCTTTCACATTGACACCACCGATTTTTACCATTCCGCTCTGGGGATCAAAGAATCGGGAAATCAGGTTGGCAAGGGTTGTTTTGCCACCGCCGGACGGGCCGACAAAAGCTACGGTTCGTCCTTCAGGAATGGTCAGTGAAATATCTTTTAATACTTCTTTTTCTCCATCATAGCTGAAATGAACCGATTTCAGTTCCACGGAAGCATTTTGCGGGTGCATTGGGTGTTTGGTTTCCTCCAGAGGCTTCAAATGCAAAACGCTGTCAATTCTCTGTAAAGCGTCATCTACGATCATGGCATTTTCACTTTGGAACATGATGCGTGTCAGTGTAACAGAAATAACCGGCGTAATAATGATATAGAAAATGAGATCCAGTAAGAAACCGGAAGTCACACCGTCTTGTGTCAGCAACAGTCCTCCGGCGATCAGTGTGGCAAAAACTCCGTTGATTGCAGCTGTATAGAACATCATCGGTGTCCGAAGCTGCTTGGTATAGGCGATCACCCATACTTTATAGCGGTCAATGGAATCTTTAAACTTCTTAAAGGAAAAGATCGTCTGACCAAAGGTTTTTACCACCGGAATACCGCGGACATACTCTACCGCTTCATTGGACATATCATCCAGCGCATTCTGGTATTCTTTCATCTTTTCCTGCATCTGCTTTCCGGTCATTGCCATCATAATCAGAAAGCCCAGCACAACCGGAACAAGGCTCAACAGTCCCAGTCTCCAGTCAAACACGAACAACAGCACCAAAAGACCGCAGGGGAGTGCAATGGCATTGGCTCTGTCGGGAAGCTGATGGGCGAGATAGGTTTCGGTGGCTGCGCTGGATTCGTTGACGATTTTACGCAGTTTTCCGCTGCCAAATCTTTCGGCAAATCCAAGAGGAAGCTTAACAATATGCTCCATGGTCTGGATACGCAGGTTTGTGGCAATACGAAATGCCCCTAAATGGGAACACATAAGCCCGGCTATGTAAACAAGCACCGCCAGGACTGCAAACAATACTGCCATCCAGCCATTGCCGGTCAGGTTCTGTGCCTGACCAAAATCTGGTGCCACCTCCAGTACTTCCTTGATCATTTTCCAGATGTAATAGAATGGCACCAGAGCAATGAGGGCACTGATGGCAGAAAGCACCCAGGAAGCATAGGTCAGGTACTTATGGCTGCCTGCAATTTCCAGCAGCCGTGATAAATTGGATTGTTTTTTCAAAAAAATTCCTCCTTTTCTTTGTGTTTATGATAAAGAGAACACGTCTATGTTCTTACAATATCCGAATTTAGGTTAGTTAAGGCTAACTTACAAGCAAAAATTATAAGGCATTACTGCCCCATAATTTTCATCCATCCCGCCGTATAAAAGGCGCGCATTTCTCTGACGTAGTTTTCGGCATCTTTGAGCGGCATTTCGTGGATGATCAATTCAAAAAAAGTATGAAACATTCCGGTGATTAGAATATGCTCCAGCGAAGGATCGATATGAGGAGAGGACCTTCCAAGTCTCCTTAAAACATCTTGATAGGCATGGGTTCCATTTGTTTCAATTTCTACCATTTCATCAATAAACTCTGCAAATTTTGTTCCTTCCGAGCAGCAGAGGAGCAGTTTACATTCCTCTAAATGTTCATACGCATAATGAAGAATATCATCCATGCAAAGCCCCGAAATATCACTCATGACTTCCGGCTGCTGTACAGCTGGAAGCTCGGCAAACTCCTGCTGCGCTTTTATAAAACGGTTGAGAATATATTCGTAATGCTCACTAACAATGGCTTCAAAGAGTTCTTCTTTGCTTTTATAGTAACCGTAAAAAGCACCGGTGGTCATTCCCACGGATTTCACAATATTTCGTAGGGAAGCGTCTTTGTATCCTTTTTCTAAAAATTCTGCTTTCGCTGCCCGGTGGATACGTTCTAAAGTAGTCTGACTTTCTTTGATTCTATTCACCTCCATAACACTGTTATATATCACTGTTATATTATATGATGTATAGAGAGTTTTGTCAAGAATCTGTTTCTATTTTACAAGTTCGCAAGCAATGCAATCTTACGTAAGATTGCGTATTTGGCAGAAATCCCGTTCCCGGAATTCCTGCTAAATGCTTGTTGGTGACATATCCCCAAACCCCTGAGATCATTGCCGGTGGCAATGGCTGCGCGTTCCGTTGGAACGCTGAAAACGAAAAGCAGACAAACCTTATTGACGGGATTTTTCTGTACTGCGCTGCGGTTGTGGTGAGGAAGAAATTTCCAATAGATATTCCACATTAGCCCGAACATTATGGAGTTCTTTCATATCATTTCTGACCTGTTTATACGCAGAATAGGCTTTCCGCTTTTGTTCCAGAAGATCAGCATATTCTTCACGGAGAGCTTTAACAGAAGGGAGCTTTTTGATTCCCAGCTCGTCAAAATGATTCTTTGCCGCCTGATGCAGCAGAATTTCAGACTCATGTGCTGTTCGATATTTTTTGCTGTACCCGGCTTTACGATATTCTACATAGACAGCTCTCGTTTTCGCATAGTTTACGATCTGCTTTTGCAGCTCGGCATTGGCGTTCATTCTTGACTCCAAATCTTTAATCTGAACGGATAAGGTATTGAAATTAGTGGTAGCGGCGTTGGCTTTTTCCAGAAGATCCTCATAACCCATATCGCCATGTTCTTTTAAGTAGAGAACTGCCTGGGAAAGCTGTTTTAAGTTGAACACTTTTGCCCAACGCTCATAACCGGGACCTTTGCCGGAACGGATTGCAGCCTCTATATCTACCAGCAATCCAACTTTGGAAACCGGTTTTTTTGAAAAAGTATGGCGGGATTTTACTGTCAGTGTACCGGCAATCCGTTCTTTGATGGCCTGTTCTGTATAATCGCCTTTGAGCGTGTCGCATCGGGTATAATTTTCCTGTCCCGGAACTCGGAACCGAAGATGTTTTCTTTCACGATTGACTTCAAGCCCGGCAGCCTCCAGTTTCTTTAGAAGTTCCTCAAAATCTTTTGGCTTTTCCTCTAATGCAGCATCAATAGCAATGCGTATCTGCTCCTGAAAGGAAGGCTGCTTTTTATTTCCCAGCCATGTGCCATAATGCTCCCGGCTGGGTTTCGGATTTTCTATAATCGAAAGTCCATGTTCCAAACACAGCTTGTCATTCATTCGCCGGATTGCCCAGGTAGAACCCCAGAAGTTGCGAAATTTTTTCTGACAGTCCAGTGTAGTAGAGTTGATAATGATGTGATTATGGACATGGTGCTTATCCACATGGGTGCAGACAACAAAGGCATGGTTTCCTTTTGTGAGCTTCAGTGCCAGCTCCCTGCCGATCTGATTAGCTTCTTCCGGCGTAACTTCGCCGGGCTTAAATGCCTGACGGAGATGGTAGGCGATCACATCATCTGCACCCTGATTTCTGCCGGTCAGATTTGCATACTGTCGTTTGGACAGAAGAAACTCTGCATCAGCAAGCCGGGTATCACACTCATAGCCATAAATGAATTTTCCAAAATCGGTTTTCTGCGGATTTTCTACATAATCAATAATATCTGAGATCGCAGTAGAGATATTCCGACCTTTTCCTACATGCAGAGGCATCAGTCTTGTGGTCGCCATTTTCGTCACCTCCTTAACTTAATTTCAATCAGAGAAGTTATAATTGCAGAAAAAGAGCGGGGCTGCCTATGCGCCCCGCCAAATCTGCTTAACCAAATATAAAATCCTTTAAGGCACTGTTTGTCCCACCAATGATCCCTACCAGCCATGCAGCCGCCAGAGGCAGACCGTATGGACTGATAAGAAAGGCGATCATAAGCCAGGCAAGACCCGGCAAAAATCCTGCGACAAAGAACAGCACCAATGCTGCCAAAAAGATGATCCCGGAAAGAATCCCAAGTACCGCACCGGAAAGGACCACCAAAAATTTACATACCAGATAAAGAATCCCCGTAACCAGCATAAAGGGAAGTGCCAGTAATTTACCTATCAAACGCATACGCTTTGCCTCCTTTCAGAAGGGCATCTGCCCTTATAAAAATTTTACCGTGACGGCAAAAAGAAAGCAACGGCTTTCCGGCTGTTTATGAAATGTTTGCAAATCCCCGGATCAGTTTGTCCATGCCATCCCAAAGGCTGTCCAGACGGGTGCGGATGTCATCTATATCTGCGGCATAAATATTGCCGGTCTCATTGGCCCGTCTGGTATATTGGTTTAAGTTATTGGAACAAATGCGGAGAAGCCGGATCATTTCCTGAATATCTCCCATATCAAGGTGAATGATGTAACCGTCTACGGCCATCTTTCGCAGATATGCCGACAGGTTGGTAATGCCAAGTTCCGCCATGCGTTCTTTTACCAGTTCGGCCTCCGGTTCGGACATGACAAATTCGACGCGGACGGATTTTTTGTTATGCCCGCCCTTCATCGTTCCAACCCTCTTTTATGAGATGAGACCTCCTGTGTTGAAACCACCGTCTTTGCTCTTTTGAGTTTTTCCCGCAAGGTGGTCTTTTCCAGCTTATCAAGATATTCCTCCAGATTTCCGGCTGTCGCATGATAGCTGCGTTTGAAGCGTTCCCGTTTTAGAATCATCATCAGCTCCGGCTCATTTTCCGGCAGATAAGTCATTGTTTTAGGGGCTCCATGCTCTGGCATAAACCGGTTCATAAGCTGTCTCCGTTCCTGATAGGGAATCGTGATAACATTTCCATCCGCAAATGCAACGGCTACATTTCCGATTGGACAGGTCAGCTTTTTCATCCGTTCCACATGTTCTCTATAATTTAGCGGATAGAGATTGCCAAATATTTTTCCGTCCCTGACTTCTTTCAAAGAGATGGCATAAGCCAAAACGGGATCATTTGTCTGTTCCTGGTAAAACCGCCACACTTTATTTTCATGGCTTCCATCCAGATAAACTTCCCGTTCGCGCAGGGTATAGGTTCCGCAAGGGCGTGACATCCAAAGAAGCTGTTTATCCTCTGAACGGTCTGACACAGCCAGTTTTGAAATCAGTTCCTTATCCAGGTCAAAGTCCTCTTTATAATGTTGGGTATGAAGATCTACGATACGGGAAAGAGCACCCAAAAGATCTACATCCTCAAATCTTACCCCGGCCATCAGCGTTCCCTTTCCGGCACAGGAGGGATCATCTGCCTTGCTTCATGCTCCGGTTTGTCTGCTTTCAAACGGTCCATCAAAGACGGCTTTGCTTCCGGCACCAGCTCCCGGATTTCTTCATCCGTCTGTCCGTCTGTCAGATCCGGGCGCACAGGAGGTTCGTTGTTCAGCCTGCCATCCAGCATATTGTAGTTCCCGGTTTGTCCTTCCTCATAAAGTTCCGCATTGCGAAGATAACTTTCCGGCGCCTGAAACGGCTGTCCGGCAAACAGGATTTCTCTTTGGGTGGTAAACTGTGCAAGGACCCCATTTTGCAGTCTCGCAAATTCTTCATACTGGCGCAAGGTAAGCCCTCGTTCCAACATTTCCGTCTGGGTATGCGCCCAGCCTTCTCCATAAAGAAAATAATACATATCGGGCTGATCACAGACAAAACACAGGGAACCGTCCTGATTGTCATAGTAAGATGGCTGCATATCCTGGTAATGGCAACGTTCCTCACGCCCCAAATACACACGGTTGTCCGCACCCAGCATAGCGACCATACCCGCGTAATTACTATGGACCGCAGAGCGGATTTCTACCAGCGGATCTGTTTGAGAAGGAATCTGTCGGCCCGGAATCTCGTTTTGTTTTTCCGCTGCATCATTTCTTGGTATTACTTCTTCATGGCTGCGCGCATCCAGTTCCGGTTGAGATGTTCCTTTCCGAACAGCGCCGGGTTCCGGTTCTTTTTCTTTCACATAGTATCGGACATTTGCTGTCGTATGCTCGTTGGCTTCCTTTGCATAGTTTTCAGCGTCGGCTTTGCTATCAAACTCCAACGGTTTTCCATTTTCCTTGCACCAGCTTTGTGCCGGTCCGAAAATAGAAGTGCTGCTTCGTACCGCCCATACACCATAGGTCAGTTTCTTTTCCATTCCGCATCCCTCCTTATCGTTCCTGCTGTTTGGAAGTTTGTTGCTTTTTTACCGGGTCTGCCGGTTTTGTTGCTTTTAGCTGCTGACGGAGAGAATTCTTATGCTCCGGTTCGGAATCTGTGATGTTGACATATTCGCCAATGATACAGAGCGCTTCTCCATAACTGCCGGAAGCAAATACCCGGTCAGACATTTCTTTTGCCTGTTCTTTCAGACCATGCTCCCGCAAAGTACGGGAAGCAATACCCAGCAGATTAAAAATGTTCCCATCTGCTCCGATCAGTGGACAATCCGGTTTATCTGCCAACGCTTCCGGTGTTTCTATAAATCCGCCTAAATAATTCGGCACAAAGTCCGACAGCCATGTGCCGCCATAGACTTCATGGGTCTGTAAACGCCACAGGGCAAGTTTTCCTATATCCAGTTTCACATTATCAAACGGGTAAAGCAAACAGGTCAGTGCGCCGTGCTGAAACGCAGCCACATTCTCAAACTGACAGCCATCTTTCAATATGCCTGCTTTTGTCAGCATTTCATTGATCCCGTCCACCCACTCTGTCAGATCCCCGCCACAGCCCTGTAAAATCAGTCCTTCCTTATCCGGCATGCGGCGAAGGTCCTCCGCGGTAATCGTGTTGATATTCAAAAAATCGCCTCCTATCGTTTTTGTTAAAATATATGTTTTGTCTGCAACTTAACCTCATTTCAAAGCACCGGAGTATTCTTATACAGCTCCCTTGAAAACAGGTGCAAAAAGCCCTTGAAAATCAAGGACTTTTAAGGCTAAGTTGCGGACATATCATGGTTGGTTTTGCCGCTTCCGGCGTTTGCGTTCCCGCTCGGATTTCCGTCTTGCATAGACCCGGCAGGCAGCGGAACAATATGCCTGGCTGGTTGTAGGAAGATATGCCTTTCCACACACAGGGCATATTTTCTGTCTCATGGAGGTGTCCTCGCCGGTAATGGCTGATTCCAGTGCTGCATCCACCGGCAGCACCGCTTTTTCAAAGTACCTGCAATAAGCACCGGTCCACCATTTATTCAGCATATAGCAAGGACTGTTCAAAGGAAGGCAGATCTTATCCTGAGAGTCATAGTTGGCGCAAAGCTCCGTAACCAGCTTTCGGATCGCAGCCCGCTCCGAGCGGTTCAATTCTCTCTCCGCCATAACGCCTACCTTTCCGGGGCTCTGCTTTGCCGACCGCTGGAAATTTCGGTTGTATCAGTAACATTCCTAGGCTGTGAAAGGGCATCGGCGATAGAGTTCCGCTTTTTCTGTTTTGGTTCATGGTAAATAAAAAGTTCATTTTTTCCTGGTACATACAACAATCCATTTTCTTCGCAGCGGAAAATATCACATTCTTTGTCTGTTGAAACGGTATAAAAGTCTTTGTAATCATAAGGTGCTTTTTGCCGATCCTGATAGGTACACAGCCCTAAGTTGGGGTCACTTGCCAGCCGTTTCGATATGGCGAAAAAGTCGCCTTCTTTTTTGTGAAATTTTCGTATGGGCGTGAAGTGATAACCGCCATATTCAAAGGTTTTTCGATCGCTCATTTACGCCTGCCTTTCTTTACTGGAAATTCCAGCTTGAAATTCACATATTTACCGCCGGTATCATCCAGAATCACTTCCGCATCATAGGTCCTTCCTGTTTTTTCACTGTAAAGCCCGGACATAGAAATGCGGCCCTCTTTCAAAAGAGCCGCTGCCACAGACTTTGTGATGGATTTTTTCTTGCTGGAAAAGAAACGGTTATCTTTCCAAAGAGCAAAAGAACATTCCCTGTTGCCGCAGAAAAAACCTTTCTTTCCTTCAAATACCGGGGCACCGCAGCGGGGACATACCCCCACGGCTTCGTGTGCAGTTCCTTTGGAAGAAGGAAACAGATCCGCAAAACGTTCTTCCGGGGTAGTATGTTCTTTTACCAGCGTCCGGCTCATATCTGCAATCTGATCCATAAAAGATGTTGCCGACAGTTCGCCATGTTCCACTTGTTTCAGCATGGATTCCCATTCTGCAGTTAAGATGGGAGATTTGATATTGTCCGGCAGGACTGCGATCAGGTTCTTTCCTTTTTCCGTAGGAATGAGCTGCTTTTTCTTTCGCTGTACAAATCCGGCAGAAACCAGCTTTTCCAGTGTTGCCGCACGGGTAGCCGGAGTACCCAATCCTTTACGCTCGGCATCTTCCGGCATATCTTCCGCACCGGCAGTCTCCATAGCGGACAGCAGTGTGTCCTCCGTATAGTGTTTCGGCGGTGAAGTTTTCCCTTCACGGAGACTTGCTGATACAGCTTCAAAAGTCTGTCCTTCCTGCAGCACAGGGAGAGCGGCATCTTCATTTTCTCTGCGTTCCGTTTCACTCTGCCTGATACTCATACGGTGAATCCGTTCAACCTCTTTCCAGCCGGACTGTAAGATGGTCTTTCCTTTTGCCGTAAAAGTATGTCCCTGGCAGTCCAATATAGCGGTGACCGCTTCAAACCGGTTTGCCTGCGTTGTGGCACAAAGCAGTCTGACGGCAAGCAGGGTAAGCACATCCCGTTCCCCGGAAGGAAGCTCTGACAGGTCTGTCCGTGCAATCTCCACAGTTGGGATGATAGCATGGTGGTCGGTCACTTTGCTGTCATCTGTTACCCGGTCAATGTCCGGCTCTCCGGCGCAGCCTTTTCCAAAGGGCATATTGTCACGCAGCCACAGGATCAGGGAAGCGGCGGTTGCCTGCATGTCCTTCGTCAAATACTGGCTGTCCGTTCTCGGATAGGTTGCCAGCTTCTTTTCATAGAGAGATTGCACATAATCAAGGGTCTGTTGAGCCGTATAGCCATAAATACGGTTACATTCCCTTTGCAGAGTTGTAAGGTCATAAAGATGGGGAGGCTGTATGGTTTTTACCTGCTTTTCCACAGAACGCACAAAAGCGGAGTTGTGGTCACAATCCATACGGATTTTTTCAGCCTCGGATCGTTCCGTCATTTTTTCGCCGGAAGCAGTAAAACCTCCGCAGGTGATTTCCGGCACATAAAAAGGCTTGCTGATGAAGGATTCAATATCCGACTCACGCTGTACCAAAAGTGCCAGCGTCGGTGACATAACACGGCCGACATTTAGTGTGACACCATACAGGACAGAAAAAAGCCGGGTGGCATTGATCCCGATCAGCCAGTCGGCTCCTGCCCGGCATACTGCCGCATCATAGAGCTTATCGTAATCACTGCCGGGACGGAGACGGTCAAAGCCCTCCCGGATCGCCGCATCCTCCATACTGGAAATCCAAAGGCGTTCCATAGGCTTATTACATCCGGCATATTCATAGACCAGACGGAAGATCAGCTCTCCTTCACGCCCGGCATCCGTAGCGCATACCACGGAATCAACCCGTTTGTCCTTCATCAGCCGGCACAAAAGGGCAAGCTGTGTTTTCTTATCCTTTGGAACTTCATATTTCCAGTTTTCCGGTAGGATTGGAAGATCCTCATACCGCCATTTGGCGTACTGTTCTTTGTAAGCCTCCGGCTGTGCCAGTTCCAAAAGATGTCCCACGCACCAGCTCACCAGATAGCCGGAACCTTCGAGATAACCGTCTTTTCTTTCCGTTGCGCCTAATACTGTTGCCAATGACATAGCAACAGCGGGCTTTTCTGCAATCACAAGTTTCATATTTTTGTAACCTCCATTTTTTATAGACTTACTTCACTGCGGTGCGGCTGCTTTGGTGCTGTGTGATCCGCCTGCTGAAGCTGTGCTTTTTTATCCGAGAGCCGTCCTAAAACGCTTTTTTCCTGTCCACGCTGCAGCAGCTTTGTCTCACGGTCATAATACTGGACTTTATCAGAAAGGCGGTCCTCCGGGGCTACCTGGGTAGCATTGACCTCCCGTACCATAGCTTCCAATTCGGAAAGCTGCATGGAACCATTATCCGGCAAAATCAGCAGCTCATGGATCGATGACGGAAGGACATAATAATTGGTTCCGAGCAATTCAGCGACTTTTTCCAAGACACCTTCCTGTGCTGATACGGACGCACCATTTAATTTATCCTGGTTAGTCAGGATATAAATGGGTACAAATCCTATATCCAGCGGTTCTTCCCGGTTAAAGAGATTTTCAGGTTTTACAGAGAAGATACTTTCTGCCATGACTTCCTCCATGTCATAAAGGCAGACAGGACTTCTGGCATGTGCAGCCTGCATGGCATCTTTATGAAGCTGTTCTTTTGTGATACCCCACATCTGCATCATGCTTTCGGTAACAGCAACCGAAGCAGTTCCTTCCTCATCTGCCGCAACCTGAATCCTGTAATAAGCCGCCAGCTCCCCGCAGGAAGTATAAGGCTTTCCTTTCAGATATTCCTGATTTGTTTCTGGATCGCACATCTGTACCGCCAGCATAGGACGGACCGCTTCATAGTTTTCCAGCATAGAGATGTTCAGCGGAACCCGGCTGTAATTTTCCAACTGGATCTGTGCGATCTGTTTCATGGCAGTATCTAAAGGCATCCCACGTTCCACCTGTTCGGCAAGCGCTTCCAAATAGATAGTTGGTGCAGCCTGTTCTCCGGGAAGAAGAATCGTCAGCCCGGTCAGCATCCGGTCATTGCTTTTTGTTACTTCATTGATGGAAATTACGGCGTTCTGGTATTCCGTAGGCAGGTATTCCTTGATATGGCTTTTTACATAATCTATAAAATTCTGATTCAATCGTTGTCCTCCTTTTTGTCCGTTAAATTTGCGTTGTGTTTGGTTTCTGAATGTTCCATGTTCTCTTTTCCGACCTGCATAAGACACATCAGCATAACGCCGGAAGCCATTCCTCCGGCAAAGGTAAGGAAATGTAAGATCAGGTTCCACATAAGCATTCCTCCTAAAAATGGGCAAAGAAAAACGCCCACTTCAAAGTGAGCGCATCAACAGGCAGCTATTTTGTTTTTGGTTTCAAGTGATCCGGCAGGACGATCTCTCCAACCGGGATTTCCCGCAGTTCCTTTTTCATCCGGTGGGTGAAGCGGATTGTCTTTGCCGTACCGCCGGTTTCCCGTCCGTCATAGACAGCAATCACTCGGTCGGAGTGCTCTACCATATAGCGGTTTCTGTGGGAGTAGACGCTTGGGAGATATTTTTCCTGTATGACAACAACATCCGCACAAGCCTCCAGCAGTTCACGGGTTCTTGTTTTCTTATTCAGGCTGTCCAGACGTTTGCGGTAAGGGAGCACTGCGATCAGCTCCAGCGCCGGATTGGTCTGCTTTCTTTCCAACACCAGCTCTGCAAAATACTGGTCTGCGCCATCTGCAAAGCCACTCATAAAACAAGTGAATCCATCCGTAACGGCTGCATCGATCTCATGTTCCAAAGCGGCTTTTACTTTGTTGATCTCATTCTGCGGTAAATCCCTGTGTCCGGTAACACAGCAAGTCTTTCCTTTCATCGGTCATCCCTCCATCTGATAGGTAAAATTCTTCACTTTTCATATAGTAATAGATTTTATTTAGCAAGTCAACGATAATACCCTTTTTCCCTTTGCGGATAATAAAGGGGTGTAAGGTACAATCTATTACAGAATGGGAGGTGAAGGCGATGTATGAAGATTTTGTCCCGGAACGATTAGCGAAGCTGCGGACACAAAAAGGAGTTTCCGCACGCGATATGTCTTTATCGTTAGGTCAGGCAAACAACTACATCAATAATATTGAGAATAAAAAGTCACTTCCCGCTATGCAGTCTTTTTTCTACATCTGCGAATATCTGGGTGTGACTCCGCAGGAATTCTTTGACGAAGGAAATACTTACCCGGAAACCTTGAAGGAATTCATTGCAGAGGCAAGACAGCTTGATCCTCAATCCATGCAATATATCCTCGGTATTATGAAAGAACTCAATAGCAGAAAGTAAGCGGTCACGGTAAAGGCCGCTTTTTTCGTGACTTTCTTTATTATATTTTATAATGTTCTCGAAATGTCCGCTCCCTATACCGATAAGTATTCAAAAACTGTTCTCCAAACAGCCTTTTTCTATTCGCCGGTACTGCCAAAGCTGCCGGTTCCTCGTTCTGTTCCCAGATCTGTTACAAAATCCGCAATGACGATCGGCGTGATCACAAGCTGCCCGATACGGGCTCCCTTAAAAAGAGACTGCGCCTGATTGCTTACATTGCTGATGATCGCATGGATCTCTCCTCGGTAGCCGGAATCCACAGGCGGCAGTTCACAGACCAGACCTTTTACCGCCATACTCGTACGGGGAAAGATATATCCCGCATATCCATCCGGTATTTCCAGCCCAAAACCGAGAGGAATTTTGGCGATTTCTCCGGGCTGTAAGGTGCAGTCATGGGGCAGATAAACATCTGCCCCAGCATCATTGCCATGCGGACGGTAAGGACGCTGGTGCTCCGGTACGCCAAAGTCAATCAGTTTTATTTTCATCGGCAGCCTCCTTCCCAAAGAGCAGGATAATCTTTTTCTAAAATATCCTCCGGCGTCATATCTGCTTGCAGTTTTCGTCCGCAGGTCATTTTACCTTCCAGACATCGATCCATCTGACAAAAAGGCCCGGTCAGTGACGGGGCAAACAAAGCAGGGCTTAGTTCATAAAGTTCTTTCCAGACCTTTAGCAGCACGATCCTTGTTTCATCTGTATTTCTCCGGCATACCCGCTGGCTGATGATATGTTTCCATTGATAAGGGGTAGCGCTGATGAGCAGTACATTCCGCAATCCCTGGGGCGTGGCATATCCAGCCGCATCGTGCCCGCTTCCGGCAGTGCACAGGGCTTCATAACATTTCATGCTTTCATTACAGCTTTTTAAGTACAATTCCCGTACCACTGCCGGAGCCGTCATAATAGAATACGGGACAGCGAAATCCGCCTGTCCCGTATAGTTGCTGTACTGCAGCGATGCACTCATAAATTTTACTTCGTTCTGATGGCGGGTGATCTGCGCCAGAAAACGCCTGCTGGCACCGACAATGGCTACCGTGATCACCGCAAATTTCTGGATGGTAGGATGGGGAAGCGCCCCCATAGCTGTTACTGTCTGAACGCTGAATGATTTTTCGTAGAGCATCATCAGGTCGTCCATTGAGGCAATCTTATGTCCCTGCTGGGTAAGTCTTGCCGCAAAGACCATGTTTTTTTCTGCTTCCGCCACCGCCTGGCAGTTCAAAATTTTTACTTCGATTCGTTTAATTGGTATGTCCCTCCTTTACAATCGCTTTCAGTAAGAACAGATAGTTAAGACTGTCTGTGATCTTTTCATTCCATGTGTCCATCGGGTAAACCGCTTCCTCGTCAAAGCACATATCGTACAGAGAAACAATATGCTTTGCCAGCATACCGGCAAGGGCACGCTGGGGCGTTGTATGCTGTAAAGCTGCCGCTGCCTTAAATGCACCCAGCCGGTCTGGGTCATCCCCGGTGTATTCTTTGGTTTTTCGTTTCAAGGTATCAGCGCAAAGCCGTACCTGTTCGTCAAAAACGGCATTGACTTCATTTTGCGTAATATAGCATCCCTCCTTTGAAAACAAGAAACCGGCTATTCTAAAGCATCTTAGAATAGCCGGCAAATAAATGGATATGTAATTGTTTATAGTGTATTGATCTCTTTTTCCAGTTCCCGGACCGCTGCTATGACTGTCTCAAATGTCGGAACATCCCCATACAACATATCCTGCATAGAGTTATAGTCCGCTTCCAATGCTGTGAACCGATATTCCGGCGGGAGTAATTTTAATGTGCCCGGCACAGCCTCCGGGTACTTCGCCCATGCTCTGGGATAGAATTTCATTTTGAAATCTACAACTTTCTTCAGGAGATCCAGCCTGGAAAAAGCAGCTTCTTTGACCGGTGTTGCAGCCATGCGGTAGAGATCATAATAATGTCTGGAATACCGCTGCGGCATTTCCAAATGTTCCGGTCTGTTCGCTTCATGGTGCAGGATTGTGGCTTTTTCCCAGAAGGTCCGTTCCGGGGCAACGGTAAGGATTGCAGTTTCTTTTTGCTCAAAAATCTTCGGATAATATTTTGCCGCGTATGGTTCGATCTGCGCTGTTTTTGCAGGAGTCCACGCTGCCAGCGCACCAATCTCTAAACGGATCACCTGTAAGGTCGCCGTATTTGTAAAAAGGTGCGGATAGGCGAAAATGACCGTCTGTTTATCCTTTTCATCTATGTAGACATTTGCTTCACAACCGATTTCCTGAGATAAGCCGGATTTGACTGCCGGGCAGAATGTTTCGGACAGAAATACCTCCGCACGCGCATTGGCTTCTTTGTTAAAAGCATCCTGTTTTGTATTGGAACGTTTCTCCCATGGTTCATCTTTGCCATATCCCAATACACGCCAGTCCAGAATCAAATCAATATCTTCTGAAAACCGGCTGATCAGGTGAAAGGCTTTTGAAAGGCTGGTACCGCCCTTAAAGGTGATGGACTCTTTCCATGGTGAGCGGTGAAATAAATAATCCAGCGTAAAACATACCCAAAAGTCTTTTTCCACGATGGCATCATTCAGTCCCATTTTATCTGCTGTATTTCTGAACAGCTCCCTGCGGTCGTTATCTGAAAGCCTTGCTATATTTCTCATTGTACCTTTTCACCTCCACAAATCTGCCGTATCGTATCGTAAACCCAATCCGTAGACTCTGTTGCTTCCTTCAAACAAGCCTGTTTATCCTTGTCTGTCAGTTTTTCGGAAAGCATCTGTATGACTTCTGGCGTAACATTCGATCTGCCAAGCGTTTTTAATGCCTGTATAACCAAACTTGTCATATAGGACAATCCGGTAATCTCCTTATTGGTCCGGTGCTTAAATTCCAGCTTTGTAGAGTTCCACTCGTAGGTCTTATATGGACCATCGCTGATATAGGACCATACTGCTGTTACCTGTGTTGAAAGACCTAACAGGTTCAATGCTGTATTCCCACATGGGGCAATCGTCCAGTGATAACTTCGCGCCAATGCGTTCGCCACCGCTTCCGGGTCTACCGCCACATATTCATCCAGAAGTTTACTGTATTTAGGTTTTTCATAAACTCCTTTCAAAATACGGCGCAATGTTCCTGACTGCACTAAACGGCTTAAACTTTGACGAATAGTGGATGTATCTGCAATATCCGCAAAATCAGATGTCACAAAAACAGTTCCATCTTCAAGAGAAAGAACACGCTCCCGTATTCGTTTTGTATATCCGTTGTCCACAATACCGCCTCCCTTCATGTCACGAATATTATATATTATTCGTGACATGATTGCAATAGGTTCTATGCCTCTTATTTTGAGTGTTCCCATTAAAAATCTGATTCATACATCAAAAATCAAAAATTTTGAAAGACAGTACAGTTTTTATATATGTCACATATTTTATATATTATCCGTGACATCAGGCACTCGGCAGGTAGATCCAGTCGTGCATCAGGCACACGCTGGGTTCGTCCTCCCTGGGAACCAGACGGTAGGTACATTCCCCATAGACCGTGCGTTTGTCCTCGATCTCCATGCCATAGGCTTTATAAAAGCGGTATTCCAGATTGGAGATAATACAGCGCAGGGTTTGCAGAGCCTCCCTCTGAGCTGATACGATCAGGTCACGGTCAATGCTGCGCTTCAAAAACAGCAGCGATTTGTAAAGCTGTACCTCTGTGCGGTAAGGGCGGCAGTCTTTCGTTTCCAACCATCCGCAAAAAGCGACCGGTCCGCTCTGAATCACACTGCGGTCCGGGTGATAATACTCGTAACAGTCCAGGTTTGCCGTATTTAGAAGATAGAGCATTTCCCGGACTTCATTTTCCGGCATGTCGTAAAACCGCAAAAGCGAGCGGTAAAGATGGACATAGCCAGGAATGGAAATCATGGTATTTACCATAAAATAAAATCCTCCTTGTAAACAACAGGTGCGGGAGCTTTTGCCCCCGCACCGTCTAAAATCTATATTTCGTTATCTACTTTCACGAGTTTTCCCATGACAAGGAAGCGTCCTGTGCCGCCCGGCGTACAGGTAGAAATGGTCAGTACCTTATCGCTGCAGGTCACAGTCACATCACTTTCCACCGCGGAACGTTCCTTCATAGCTGTAAGCCAGGTAGTATAAGCACCGTCATCCTTCCAGGAAACCTGCCAGGGAGAAGTTTCACTGCCGGATTCTTCCGGCTTTGCTGCAAACGCCGCAAAGATTTCCATGACATAACCACCCTTTGGAGTAACGAGATACATCTGCCTGTGGGTATCAAAGTAACTTTGTTCATCGTACCGGTTCAACAGGGCAAACATGGAACCATCCCGCATATTATGGCCGTAGACGATCGTATTGCGGTCTGAAAAATCTGCCCGGTTTTCATAATCGGCAAACAGGCAGCCAACCTTGTTATAGGTTCCGTCATAAAGATGGTTCAGGTAATACTCGTTGTTGTCAGTCTGCGTCACCGGATAATTGAGCACCGTATCAGGAAGGGAAAGCCATCCGATGATGTCCGATCCATTTTCACGGAGCGCTTCAAAGTCTACCGAAGGCAGGACAATATCGGCATCGTCCTGTTTTGTTTCTGTCGGATCGGTTGCCTGCTCCGGGGAGGCTGTCTGCTCCGGTACTTCCACATATCCGGCAAGATCCCGATAGGCGTCTTTACTCTCGGCATACTGGTTCAGGTCACGGAACACCAAAAATCCGCTGCCAAGAGCCACCAGGGCGCAGAGTGAAAGGACAGAAGCCCCGACAGCCGTTCTTTTTGGGGAAGTCCTGCTGTATTTTCCCTTTTTGAAATAATACACAGCAAATACGCTGCCGCCGATCAGTGCGGCTGCCAACAGTCCGCCATATAGGAAAATATACGGATCATCTCCGGTCTGCGGTACCGGCTTTTGAGGGGTGGAAGGATTGGACGGAACAGAAGGTTTTTCCGGCTTCTCCGGCTTTTCCGGTTTTTCATTAAAGAACTGGACCGTAGATGTCTGGTCAGCTTTGATCTCCACCGTAGCGGCATCAGGAATGATGTAATCCTTGCTTGCCCGGTTTGCAACTTCTGTTACTGTATAAATACCGACACGAAGGCCCTTGACTTCAATTACGCCGGATTTTGGAGTGGTGAATGTCTCGCAGTAGGAGCCGTCCGCGCTCTTGACCTCGATAGCAAAACCATCTTTGCGCCCGTCGCTGGAATCCTTTGTGATCTTTAAGTTGCCGCGGTAAGCCTCATTGGTAAATCCGTGCCCGGCTTCTCCATTTTCCACAACTGCGACCTGTCCATCTTCTGTGATGGAAAAATAGTAAGCGTTTGGATCAGGCTGATAGCCCTCCGGCGCTTTGCTTTCTTTGATAAAGTAGCCGCCAGCCAGAAGGTTTTCCGCCGTATGATAGCCTGCATCGGTTTCTTTCAGCGTACCGATCTTTTGATCGTCAGGATCATATTCCTGGTTGGCGTTGGAATCCGCATACAGGTCGAACACCGCACCGGGCAGGAAGCGCAGGAAAGAATTCTTGTCTTTCTTATCCTCCTTTTCCACAGGGGAAGGTTCTTCCACAGCTTCGGTTTTGGTCACCTGCACGCTGCCGCGGATCAGGGTGTTTTCCACACGGATCTCGATATGCTGTCCGTCTGCACCGATATATACATGGTGCTGCTGCGGGCTTACTGTATAAAGGTCAGGGGCAGAGATCTCCTTGACGATCCAGTGTCCGTAAGGAATATTCTCAAAGGAAAAACTGCCGTCTTTTCCGGTAACAGCAGTAAGCAGTGCATTTTCTTCGGTAAATTCTTCTGTATCAGGTCTAAACAGTCCCATAAGCGCACCGGCCAGCGTGACATCTTCGCCGCCTTCTGGGTTTTCCCCAACTTTTACACCGTCTACACGCCCGCGGAGAAGTTCATTGGAAACAGCCTCGCCTTCATTGACAAGGATCTGTACCAGAGCAGTTTCCTGTCCGGCATATTCAAAGACGACCGGATATTTCTGATCCGAAAGGATATAGGCGCCGTTGGTCGTGCGTTCCTTGACATAATAGCTTCCAAAAGGCAGGTCGGAGGCGAAGGAAGCGCTGTAACCGCCGGATTCATCAGACGAAACAGAGACCACTTCCAGAAGTCCATCTGCCGGGATCACGCTGCCATCTGCCGCCGTCAGATCTGCGGAAGCATAAAGTCCAAAGGAAATATCCTTATATTCCTCGTTCATGCCAAGACCGAACAGGTCATCGGTCTCCATTGCCTTGAAAAGTGTGACATCCACTTTCTGTCGTTCGTCATAAAGACATGTTGCTGCCTGTGTGACCTCCACGGTCTCACCCGCATAGGTCAGTTCCACATATTCCGGTTGAGGATTCAGCACACAACCGGAAGGAGCCTGACGTTCCTCCAGACGGTAACGGCCAAGATAGAGAAGCCCGCTTTTCGCTGTGCCGTCCTCGCCGGTCGTAAGGGTTTCCACAACCGTATCTTTTTCTGCCCGCAAAGTACCGTCACCGGTATAAATATCTTCATCTGCGATCACGTCATAGACCGCTCCGGGAAGTCCGGCAACCTCATACACCGGCTGGTACAGTCCGTCGTTTTCCTGGACAGAAGCAAATACTTCTCCGGTCTTTGTGATGGTAAGCTGGCCTTTCTGCGGCATATTGTACTGAGTGACCGTCACAACCGCCTCGCTGCCGTCAATGGTAAACGGTACCGGCTGATCGGAAAGCACATAGCCATAAGGGGCAGCCACCTCATAAAGTTCATAATCCCCGGCGGCCAAAGGCTCCGGCAGCATCAGCCAGCCCTCGTCAGAAACATAGAAGGTATCCAGTGTTTCCGGGTTCGGATAGTAGACTGTCTGGGTGATAAATTCCCCGGTGGAAAGATCCTTGATCTGAAAACCGGTTCCGGTCACAGGGATAATCTTTCCGGTCTCTGCGTCACATTTTTCAACTTTCAGACGGGCTGTGATGGTGCGGTTGTTCAGGATATAGCTGTAAGTCTTGCCGTCAGAGGAAATGAATACCGTAAAGTCCGGGACAAAGGCTTTGCCTTCCTCGCCTGCGATCTGATGGACCGTATAATGCCCATAAGGAAGCGGTTTGCTGGAAGCAAAACCATCCGCATCCGTGGTAAGAAGGTCACGTTCACTTTCCTTTGCCGCGTCATAGCTTCCGGCTGCCTTTAAGTAAACTTCAAAGACTGCGCCTGCTTCCGGGCGTTCGATGATACCAGCATTGGGATCGTCGGTATTTTCGCCCTCAGGCACATCCGGGTCCAGGTCATCGGTGTGCTTAACAAGCTGGATATTTCCGTAAATAACCGTTTCCGTCACCTGATTTTCTGTGGTATTGAGTTCCACTTCATACAGGGAAGGGGATGCACCCACTTCATAAATAGTTTCATTCAGAAGATACCCGGTGCTCGGTTCGATCTCCCGGATCGTCCAGCCATCCCCGCACACATAATAGCGAGTCATAAAGCTGCCATCCGGTCCGGTAGTATAAGTGTCGATCAGTTCGCCATCACGGAAGATCCCATAGGCCGCCCCTGCAAGCGTGGCATCCCCCTGAGCATTTCCGGTGTCAGCATCACTCTTTACCACATGGACGCGAAATTTCTTCAGAATATTGCTGAAATGTACCGAAGAAGTCTGCCCGCTTTCAATGGTCACGTACTGTGCGGAAGGGGTCACATAGCGGTCCACCGGAAGTTCTTTTACCAGATAGGTTCCCGGCAGGAGCTTCTTTTCAATCTGGCCGTTTTCTCCGGTCGTAACTTCCTCATTGACTTCATTTCCCAAAATGTCCGTACCGGAGATATGGAAGGTGATACCGGAAACAATGCCGTCCTCACTGGTCTTGACAAGTTTTGCGGTACCGTAAGTTTCCGTTTTGAATTTTACAAAGAAGGAAACCGGATCGCTGGCGCCGGTCATCATGGTCTGGTAGCCGGGTCTGCCCCAGATCAGCATGTCGTTTGCCACCGGGATATTCTTTCGGAATTCAAACAGCACCGGGTCCATCATCATCTGCCTGCTGGTAAAGGTGTATTCATTTCCGTTTCTTGTCACAGAAACGCCGCTGCCTTTCAAAGCCTCCAGGTCGATCTTCAAGTTGTTGGTATCTGTGACCGTCAGGGTATAGACCTTTTTTTCTACATCCCATTTCAGTTCCAGTTCCGGTGCTTCGCTTTTCTTAGAAGAAGTAAAGGAAGGGACTGTGGAATGGGAAGCAACCTGTGCCAGAATCCAGTCATAGGCTTTTTCTGCCGGTCGTCCAGCAATCACGCTGAAATACTGATCGGCGTCTGCGTGGCCGTTTCCGTGGCGGCTGTACGGATCGCTTCTAAGCTGCTGCTGGTATTCCCAGAGGATGATCTGGGTCGCCATCTTATAGTCATCCTCGTTGATCCCGGAAACAGGGAGCGCCGCACCGGGTTTCCAGCCATAGATCGCAGTCAGGGTGATCCCCCTCCTTGCCTCGGCAGGAAGCAGGTTCAGATATTGGCTGTTGGTCCCGCTTTCTGAAACATAGGTGTTTTCCGAAGTATGGTAAGGAATCCCGCTCTCCACACAGTAAACCTGGTGGCTGATTCCGTCAGAATCCGTCAGCATATAATGCCGGTAAGCATTGCCCCCGGAACTGGTGTGTACGTCGATGGTTCCGTCTGCATGGTAGGCAAGATAGGTGTAAGGCGCCGGGGCGCGGTAGTGGTTCCCATCAGAGCCCACATACTGGTCCCCTAGCCAGGAGCTTGCCGTCTGTCCGACAGACATGGCAAAAGCCTGAGCCGGAAGAAGCCCCAAAATGCTTGCCATACAAAGCAAAAACGCCAACAGCTTGCGAAAGCCGCGGCGCCTGGTTATGATATGTTCCATGAAAAAATCCTCACTTTCATAAAATCTAAAAGGACAGCCTTATTTGCTGTCCTTGTCGTCAAAATCATCCTCGGAAAGATATTCCGGTTCCCCGTATGCCTCATCCGGGTCAAAGCCTTCGCCATAACCGTCATCCTCAAATTCCGCATCGTCCTCGGCCTGCTGTTTCGGACGCACGATTTTTACATAGTAACCAATCCCACCGACCGCAAGTAAGGCAGCAAGGATAAACAGGATCGTGCCGACGCTGCCGGTTTCTTTCTTCGGCTTTTCCGGTTCTGCCGGTTTTTCAGTTTCCGCCGGCTTTTCTTTTCCTTTGCAGCCATTTAAGTCATTTTTGCAGACCGGACAGCCGGTATTGACTTTTCCTGCCTCACATTTTTCTGGGCAGTTACAGCTTTCTTCCTGGGGGATCATGCTCATGCTGCCATTGTTCTTTTCTGCAAGCGCCATCAGGTCGGACTCTGTGACGCCGTTTAAGAAGTAGACATTGTTATCTTCCCGTTTCCCGTCGATCACCAGATAAAAAACATTGCCCGCGTCCGTAGTGATGGTGTAAAACTGTTTTTCCCCATCCGTACCGCTGATGTTGTCCTGTACCGTTCCGGTGCCTTCCGGGGTAAATGCACCTTCAGGGATCGCAGAAGTATTTTCCTGCTGTCCGGTACTGTTATCTGAACCGGAAGAATTTCCGACGCCGGAAGGGGTTGCAGCGCTTGAGCCGGAAGGTTTTTCTTCCTTAGGCGGTTTTGTCTGTGTACCGGACGGACTCTGGGGTGCTTCCGCAGCAGGTTTCTTTTCAGGAGCCGGTTCTTTGTAATACGGATTATCCAGCTTTACCGCATCAGAACGGTTTCCTGCATAATCTTTTGCGTATATGCTTACCTGTTTTTCTGTTCCTGCATAATCTTTCAGTGCGACCGACGCTTTCCCGTCGGTGAGGGAGTTGATACGGTTTTCATCAACAAAGACTGCCTCCACACCAGAGAGATCGTCACTGCCTTCTATTTTCAGGGTATCGCCCTCCAGGGAAGCAGTCAGTGTTGGCGGTGTGGTGTCTTTGGAACCGCCGGCATGAGCCGTTACAGGTAATGCGCTGACACTTACAAGAAGCGTAAGCGCCAGCAGCAGGGAAAGTTTTTTAAGCCTCATGCACATCCTCCTTCTCCTGCGGTAAAACAGTTTCCGAAGGGGCCGCCTGCTGTGATTTCAAAAAATCCGCAAGCTGCTGGGGCGTCAGTTTGAAACTTCGCGCCACCGCCACATAATCGGTATTTTCCAGCTCCGTTTTCTGTTCCTCCAGCTTATGGAGCTTTGCCTGCATTTCCGCAATCTTTGTTTTGGTCTTTTCAATTTCCTTTTCCAGTTTTTCAATTTTAGGATTCAATTTATTACCTCCAATCTGTTAAGGCAGACGCCCAAATGTATAAAAATGCTGCTGCCAGTAGCTTGTATTGATGTTGGCATAAGAGATCGGGTCTCCGCAGTGGATCATCATTCCATTTCCTACATAGATCCCTACATGGCTTGCGCCGCTGGTATTGTAGGTCCCCTGAAAGAAGATCAGGTCGCCCGGTTTTGCATCTGCGCTTGATACCGGCGTACATACACCTAAAAGGCCGTCCGCAGTCAGCCTTCCAAAATTCCAGCCGACGCCGCAGTTGTTGATCGCCCAGGACACATAGCCGGAACAGTCAAAGGAAGTGGAAGGGCTTGCGCCTCCCCATACATACGGATAGCCAAGATATTTTTCCGCCTCGGCCATCATTGCGGCAAACTGTTCATCCGCAAGGGCTTCCGGTGGAATGTCATAATCGAAGTAGTTTCCTGTGCCGCCTGAACCAACTTCCGGCAGGTGCCGTTCGCTGGTATCGCCGGTATCGGCAAAATACAGAGGATTCAAATACTGGCCGTCAACCAAGACCTCTAAGTGCAAGTGGGGACCGGTGGAATTTCCGGTATTCCCGACCTTTGCGATCACATCCCCGGCTTTGACCTCCTGCCCGGCAGAAACAAGGATCTGGGAACAGTGCCCGTATTTGGTCGTCAGGGTATGTCCTTCGTATGCCTCGCCTTCAATAGCGACACACAAGCCATAACCGCCGGCATTTCCCGCAAGGGTGACCGTTCCGTCATGCCCGGCAAGGATCTCTGTGCCCTCCGGCATCCCGATGTCCACACCGGTGTGATAGTTCTTTTCCCCGCTGATGGGATGTACCCGGTAGCCGTAGTAGCTGGTCACATAAGGGAGCCAGTTGGTGCCAAAGATATTTTTGACATACTGGCGGTTTCCTTTTGTCTGCAGCAGGATCTCGCAGATCTCTTTCTGGTCTGCGTTCATCCGGGAAACGACCAGGTTTTCCAGAGGTGTGACTGTGAGCTTGACATTTAAGATGCGCCATTCATAAGGCACTTCCTCCTGGGTTTCTTCCCCGGTTTCCGGGTCAACGGAAGTTTCGGTGCGGTAACGGATCTCGGTTTCTTCTGAAAAGGACAGGGTATATTGTTCCTGGAAAAGCTGCCGCAGCACGCTTTCCACTTCATCGTAAGTAAATCCCTGATAAGCAGAAGTCAGATACCCCATCAGCACATACGGGTCATGCTCGATTGCGCCCAGGTTATACCGGTATTCGTCATAGCCGGGGCGGTCTGATTCCACCCGGTCTATTTCCATTTGCAGATCCGTTTCCCATTCGGTATAGGTAAGCTCCGCCTGGTTGATGTCCTGATCATCTGCAAGATAGGTAGAAGCAGCCAGACTTCCCAAACCGCCGGTCCCGATATTGGAGAACGTGGAAAACAGGGATGTGATCAGGAAAATTACCAAAAGGAGAAGCAGGAGGACAAGGCAGATTACAGGGTGCCGTTTGACCGCATGGACAATACCGACGCTGACCCTCTCTGTTGCGACTGCGGCATTTTTTGCCTGTTTCCCGGCTTCACGGGCAGCCTTGGCATACTGCCTTTTCAGTTTTTGTTTCTGCCATATCCGGGCAATCGCATGTTTCTTCAGCTCCGGGTGGTCGCTAAGAGCCTGCCGGTAAGCAAGTCTTGCGTTTGCTTTTGCTGATTTTTGCTGTAATTTCGCTGCCTTTCGGTAGGGGGCAGTTTTATGCCGGTGATATGCCGTGCGAAGCCCTGCCTCGCCCACAAGTTCAGAGCGGTGGGCTGCCTTGATGCCCACATTTTCATCCTCTGCCTCATAAATCTTTTTATGAGCGTAACCAATGGCAGTATTGGCGCCCGCCTTGACCGGACGCAGGGGTACAGGTCCTTTTACATGGACCTTTTGGGATTTGACCTCCTTTTCAAATTTTAAGTGTTTTTTGGCTTTTCCGGTCTCCGGGTCGGAAACCGTCTCCATGCGCAGTTTCTTCCGGGCAGGTAGACGATTTTGCGCCTGCTCTGCTTTTTGTGCAGTCCGTTCCGCCTTCCGTCTTGCATGGGTGAGCTTTTTATCCTTTGTCTCCGGCGGTAGTTCATCCGCAGTAAATTCCAGCTTGGATGTTTTCGGCGGTTCGCTATCCATACCCTTTTCCTTCTGCGCTGCCTGTTCCTCCGCCTGTGCCGCTTCCTGAAAACGCTGCTGATATTTGTTCCCATGCTGGTGTGTTCGGTAACGGTGTTCCTGACCGGATCTGTCTGTGCCGTTCGGTGGGGCTGAGCCTTCGGAAGAAGGAGCATATTTTCCGGTATCATGGTCTGTCACATCCTCTGTTACAAAAGAACGCCTGGAAGCCTCCTGCCGGAAATTGCTTCGCACGTTGTCCTGTATCGGGGGCGCTGTCCTGGTAGCATCCGGTGTCTCAAAGTGTTCCGAAAAACCATCCAAAGCGGTTGCATACGCTTCGCCCTGTTCCAGCAAGGACGCCGGTGTTTCCGGTGACAGATGGGAAAATTCCGTCTGTACAGGGATGTCCTGCCTGTGTGTCTTGCCGTTGACAGAAGAAGGGGTGTCCCGTGCCCTGCGCAGGTCAAAATCCTGTTCGGTCTGCCTGGCTGCCGGTTGATCCTCCCCGTGGGAATCACGCACCGGCATCCGGGTATCTTTGCGCCTCCTTTGAAATTCCCTGTCGTGTGCCATTGTTCTCACCTCCGATCCATTTTAATTTTTGTCTCACGCTTTGGTCCCCGCTACTTCATCCGGTCTTGTGGTAAGCACGCTGTACAAGAGTGTGTCCTTCGGGAAGTGGTCCACAAAAGGGATGATCACATTTCCAAAGAACAAAAGCCCCTCGCCGGGACCGGAATGGGTCACATACGAAAGCTGGTGCGGGGAGATTCCCAACTGCTTTGCCAAAATCTGACGGTCTCCCTGGGCCTGGTTGAGCATATAGATAAAGTCCGAGTTCTCAAAAATATTTTCGATCTCACGGGAAGCCAGAAGGTCCTTGACATTCTGCGTTAAACCTGATGGAATTCCGCCCCATTTACGGAAGCGTTTCCAGATCTCCACGCTGAAACTTCCTGTCTGCCCTTTCAAAAGAAGATGGAATTCGTCGATATAGAACCAGGTTGTTTTATGTTTGGAGCGATTGGCCGTGACACGGTTCCACACCGCATCCTGCATGATCAAAAGCCCGATTTCCTTTAAGGCTTTTCCCAGTGACTTAAGCTGGAAACACAGTACCCGGTGTTTATCCATCTGGATATTGGAACGGTGGTTGAACACGTTAAGGGAACCATTGACATAGATTTCCAGCGCCGTTGCGATATTCTGTGCCTCCGGTTCAGACTGTTTCAAAAGCAGCTCGTAAAGATCACCTAAGATCGGCATATTTTCCGGGCACGGGTCCTGCAGGTATTCCCGGTACACCAGTCTGGTACAACGGTCGATGATCGTCCTTTCAATGGGGGAAAGTCCTTCTTTGCCGCCGATGATAAGGTCACACAGCGACAGGATAAAATCACTTTTCAAAGTGATCGGGTTTTCATCATCGGAATAGTCCAGATTGATGTCCATAGGGTTAATGTAGTTTGTGGAAGTAGGGGAAATATCAATGACCTGCCCCTGGGAACCGAACTGCTGCACCAGCGGCCCATACTCATTTTCCGGGTCAGCGATAATGATGTCGTCCTCCGTCAGAAGGAACACATTGACGATCTCACGCTTGGCAGAGAAAGATTTACCGCTTCCTGGGGTACCGAGAAACAGCCCATTGGGGTTTTTCAGCGTTTTTCTGTTCGCCATGATCAAGTTATTGGAAAGGGCGTTCAGGCCGTAATACAACGCCTCGCCCTCCTGGAACAATTCACAGGTGGTAAACGGTACAAAGATCGCTGTGCTGCTGGTCGTAAGCCCGCGCTCAATTTCAATCTGGTTCGTACCAAGAGCAAGCGAGGACATAAGCCCCTGTTCCTGCTGGTAATCCAGCCGTTTTAAGGCACAGTTGTATTTCTGTGCCACACCCGAAGCGGCAAAAATATCATTGAACAGCTTTTGGCGTTTGGCAGCGATATTTTCCACCAGTACCGTCACAAGGAACATGCGCTCATTGCGGCTCTGTAAATCCTGCAAAAGATTTTTTGCTTCCTCTCCATAGGTGGCAAGGTCGGTGGGAATGATGTCCATATCATACCCGGATCGGACCGCTTTCTTTTGTTCCTCAATGGTCATTTTCTGCAGGTCCGACATTTTACGCTTGATGTTTCGGATTGCCTGTGCCTGGTCGATAGACTGAATATGCAAGTTGACAGTCACGGCGTCGTTTAAGTCAAGAAGATCCGCTAAAAGCCGGTCAGTAAGCTCCGGCGCCAAAATCTGCAAAAAGGAGACGGCACCGGAATGGTCGCCTACCCGGAATGTCTTTCCATCCTTTGAAAAAGACAGCCCGGATGGGGAAATGAAGTCTTTGGTAGAAAGACCGGTCTTAGGCAGATCCGACCACTGGAAATGAAACTTTTCCTGACCGTCCGGGTGAAGCTGGCCGTGAAGAAGTTCCAGACGTTCCAGTCCGTTTAAGGATCTTGACTGGACTCCAAGGGTTTTGAAATTTGCCAGCACATCCGTTTCAATGCGTTCCAGACGCATTTTCGCAGTACGCAGGTCATCTGCCTCGATCCCAAAGGTAATGTATTTGCGTTTGGTGAGACCGTTATTTCCTTTCTGCAACTGGTTCTTTAACATATCCCCGTATTCCCTGCGGATTCCGTCATACTCGTCGCCGCGGGGAGGAATGTCAATGCTTCTGGTAAAATCCTGCATATTGGCCCGCTGGTTGATAAAGGTAAGCTGCACATGGATCGAGGCGTCGAAGTAATTTAAGAAATCACAATACCCCTCGAAAATCTGTGCTTTATCATCTGCCTGTGCAAGCTGATAGTTAATATCAAAAAACTGCACTGTTTTGGTGTAAAGGGTATCGGTCAGCCGGCAGATCCCATCCCGGTACATTTCACGGTAGGGAATGCTCTGCTGGACCGTCTGCGGGGCATCTGCTTTCAGTCCGGCAAAAAAGCCGCCTTTTTTAGACGGCTTGGAACGGGCAGACTTAGTTTTTCCCTGCTTTGCATCGGCTCTGGTCTTTTTGGCCTGCCTGATATTTTTTTGCAGACGCTTTTCCTGAGCTTCCTGCTGCTTGTTTTTTGGCAATCTTTGTAACCTCCTTCTTTGACATAGATTTATACAGGTTATCCGTCCTGTATGGACGGTCCTTCGGCCAGAGCTTATAACGGAGCCGGTTCTTCAAGATCTTTTCTGCCGGCTGCCCGTCACGCTCATACATGGCGAAGAAGAAAAAGGGCATCATCAGCCCAATCATCAAAAGTACAGCCGCCGAATTGCCGATCGCCCCGCGGGTAAAGAAATACACCGGAAGGCCGACAAGCCCGGCAAGGCTGAAACAAATAAGCTGGCGCTTCGTCAGATTAAAGGCCAGCTTGGTCTTAACTTTGGTTAAATCCTTTGGTACAGGTACATAAGGCACTTAAAATCACCCCTTTCGCTCCGGCATAGTCAGCGTACAGTTCACTTCATTACCCCATACATCCCAGCCGGGTGTCTTTTGTCTTGCAAACAGCTCCACTCTGGGCTGATCGCCCATGAGTTTTACGATCTTATCCCGCACCTCGTCCGGTTTCTTGCTGTGCTGCTCAATATGGGAGATCACAAACTGATGGATTCCCGCACACTGGCGTTTCGGTCGGCCTCTGGTTGCCAGCAGGCAGACCTCCGCGTTTGAGCGAGTCCAAAAGCCCATGCCATAAAACCAGCTATCCGCTTTCCGGTTCTGTTTGAGCCATAGAAAAGCCAGCGTTTTATATTTGAACCCCCAGGCGTCGATCACCCGGAAGGCTTCATTGAGCTGTGGGAAGGTTGCCCACAGAAAAAGGGCGCTGTCTTTTGCGGCAAGCTCCGATACCGGCAGGGCACAGATTTCTTCAATGCTCATTGTGGGGTAATGGTTTTCCGCAACGCCGCTTCCATGTTTCCTGTCATAATGCCAGGGCGGATCGGCATAGATAATGCCGTACTGTTTCGTTTCCGGCATTAGCGAGCCTGCTCATTCTTAGATGGGGCAGGTTTAGTCGGCTGTTCTTTGACCTTACCGGCATTTTCCTTCAATGCACCGGTCAGGGAAGGCTTTTCCGCAGCTCCCTTTGTTGCTTCAAGAGTTGCCTGCAAATTTTCAATAGCCTGCCCGTACCCATCGATCAGGGCATCGTTGAGCTGCTTGCGGAACTCTGCCGTAACCGGCCAGCAGACATCTTTCCAGTTGCCTCCCTTATCCTGGGTTGCGGGCATATTGACATACAGCCCCTTTTCACTGGAACAGATACGGAAACCGTCAATCTTAAAGCATCCGCCAATCGTAACATTGGCAAACGCCAGCAGGTTTCCCATTGGGGCGATTGGACGCACGCGGACATCCAGCTTCATGCCGTTTGCCATTTCCGGCGTCTGTGTCTCCGGCGCCATTTTTTCTGTATTGGTTTTACTCATATATAAAATCCTCCTTTTTAGAATTGGTTTTGTTCATGCTATCTTGCATTAAATATGGATTTGGATAACGAACCTGTCTTAAACAGGGCAAAGGCCAGCAGCACCGTATAACCCGCCGTTCCCCAGATCGCGCCGTGCACATCGCCGGACGATGGGATAGACTGGACCAGCACTGCATAAATGGCAACACAGATCAGGATCAAAAAACCCTGAAAACCCAGGGCAAAAAGGGAACGCAGATACCCAGTTCCCATTTGTCCCCATTCCCGGTTTGCCATTGTGGAAAACGGGATCGGTGCAAGGCTCACGGTTAAATAAATCTCGATCATACGGCCATATACAATGACAAAGATCACGATGGACAGTACCCACATACACAGATTGATGATGTTGGTTTCCAGCCACAGTCCAATCAGTTCCCACATTCCCATTGCTTCAAGCTGGGTTTTCAGATCAGACAACGCCGCCTGCACATCCAGGTTCCCGTTTATGACACCGGCACTTTGCGACACCACATTTTGGGCCACATCAAAGACCGCCATCACAATCGTAAAACAGTTGGTGAGCAGGTAAGTGGCAACAAAAGTCTTGAAAATCCACTTGAAGATGTTGAATGTATCGAATTCGTGCATGTTGTTCTTTTCGAGAATCATCTGGATCAGTTCATACACAAGAACAAAGGTAAGGATCATGCCCGCAATGGGAATGACGACGGTTTCCGAAAGATTCTGGATCATGGAAAACACGCCGCCATTCCAGTCCTGCGGGGTCTGACCTACCTGATTTGCCACATCCGCAACCTGGTTGTTGACGGAGTTGAAAATACTGGTGTACTGTCCGGTGATCGCATCGATCAGGCCCTCTTTAATCCAGTCTGTTATCCATTCAAACAGACTGCCCATAAGTCAGCCCTTAACCGAACAGGCCGGAAAGCAGCGGGATCAGCGTTGCACCAACCAGAGCGATACCTCCGCCTGCCATAAGCTGCTTGATCCCCTGGGATTTTGCACCTGGGTTATCATTTCCGTAACCTTCGAGAAGGTTTACAACACCCCATGCGCCCAGGCCTGCGCCCAGGGCGATCACAAGGATCTTCAAAGTATCAATCGCGCTTGCAAAAAATGCCATAATGTTCCTCCTTTAATTTCAGAAATTTTAATTTGTGATATGGCCGTATCAGGCCGGAAACAAAAAAAGCCGCCGCACTGTTTTAGAAAAAAATCTGTTTCAAACAGCACGGCGGCATGGGGCAGGAAAAATCCTGCGGTTATTTACTTTTCAGGGAGAATCACGAATCCTCAAAAAAACCTCCTTTCATCGTGACAAAAACAAAGCCTGCTGGGGCGTCATGCTTTGACAGGCAGGAACAACTCTATAAAGTCTGGGAAGCCAGATCTTCGGCTGTGACTTCATAATTACGGTATCGTTCACCGGGACGCATCGGCATCCGGGTAGAAAGAAACTTTTCGATATTAAAAGCATTCTTCTCATTAAAATCGGAAAGCAGTTTGTAATTTGGGTGTTTGGTTATATCATATTTCCGGGAGAGGAACGGCCGCACACCCCTAATCTGCAGCAGACATTTGCCCCCGTCCATAACTGCCAGTTCATCCACCGACATCAGATCCTTTCCCAGCTTTTGAAAATTTTGTCCGTGGGATTCCTGATTGCCCTTTGTGACACTGGTGTTATACAGGTCGATAGTCTCTTTCCCTAATAGGGAGTTCCAGCTTTTTAAGGTGGTTTCTTCTTTGCCTCCTAAGAAAAGGGAGGCGTCACAGTTACCGATGATGGTGTCCATGTTGTCTTTATATAGGGCTTTGAGCTGACTTTGCGCCTGCAGCACCAGGCAGGCAGAGATCTCACGGCTTCGGATGGTCGCCATAAGACGCTCCAGGTTCGGGATCTGCCCGATATTTGCCGCCTCGTCGATCAGGCAGCGCACATGGATGGGAAGCCTGCCCCCATACACATCATCCGCCCGCTCGCACAAGCGGTTAAACAAAATGGAATAGATCAGACTGATCAAAAATGCAAAGGTTCCGTCCGTATCACTCATAATAAGGAAAAGAGCAGTCCGTTCATCTCCCAGCATATCCAGATCCAGTTCGTCATACATGGTAATTTCCCTGACTTCTTTAATGTCAAAAGGAGCCAGTCTGGAAGCACAGGAAATAAGGATCGACTTCGCTGTTTTTCCGGCAGCGAGCTTATATTTCTTATATTGACGCAGGGCAAAATGATCCGGGTCTTTCTGTTCCAGCGCGTCAAAGAGAAGGTCAACGGCATTTTTGAACGACTCATCATCCTCACGGACTTCCATTGCGTTCAGCATTTCTACCAGTGTGGCAAAATTCTGTTCGTTTGCCGGAGCCTCATAATAGATATATCCGATCAGTGCCGTATAGAGCAGGGTTTCTGCCTTGACCCAGAAATCGTCTCCGGCTTTTCCTTCGCCTTTGGTATTGGCAATCAGAGTTGTGACGATCTTCAAAATATCTTTCTCGGAGTGGATGTAGGCAAAGGGGTTAAAGTGCATACTTTTCTGGAAATTGATCGTATTGAATACCCGTATTTTATAGGGCTCATAGATGATCTTTCCTTTTTCATTACGCACAGGCTTTCCGTCCTTGTCCAGCTTTGGTGTGCCTCGCTGCAACATCTTTCCGCATTCCACAAGGACTGTACCTTTCGGATCGGTGATGACGTAGGAACTGTGCATTTGCATCAGATTGGGCTTGATGAAAAAGCGCGTTTTTCCCGAACCTGATCCTCCGACTACCAGTACATTTTTATTTCTTGCATTGGCCGGATTTTTGGGCCTTCCGTTTAACATCAGTCCTTCACTTTGGGTAAGAATGATATTGTTTTCCGGCTTTGGGTCCATAAACGGGGCAATATCGGCTTTATTTCCCCAACGGGCTGAACCGTATTCCACATTTTTGCGGTATTTCTTAGCGTCTTTCCCTCTAAGATAGACTGCCAGCCGCATAATGGCTGCACCGCATAAACCGATCAGCCAGTCCATTGCCGCCCCCGGCCACATACTCTGAAACGCAAGGGCAAAGCCTTCGGACAGTCCTAACAGCTTTTGGGAAGCGTCCGCTCCGGGAGCCAGACGCACCGCCTCGCCCAGCTTGGCAAATACCAGAAGGAACAGAACATAAGGCAGATGGAGAATGACCTGTTTTTTCAATGTTTCTGCATCGATCTTCATCGTTCCGGTCCTCCGTGTTCTTTGTTCTTTACACGGTCACGGCCAAGCGACTGCGCCAGTTCTTTGAACTTATGAAGCTGTGTAAGCAGCGACGGTCTGGTGCTGCGTGTAAGGTCTTTTTTCGTATATTCCTTAAAAGCTGCCGTCAGTGCATCCGCCTGGTTTGCCTTGAAATATACCGTCCATTTTGGGGGATCAGTCCCAAGTTCCTTTTCTATATGGTAGCGTACCTGATGTTTCCTGGCATACCGTTCAAAAGAGCGGATTCGCCCTGAAACTTCAATGGTATTGGCTCCGGGGTCTTTATAAGTCAGCCGCTTCATGCTGTTGCGCCCGACTTTTGGCATTGTGCGTTCCTGTTCCATCTTTTGGAGTACCGCAGCAATAGCCGCACGCAGTACCCGCCCTGACAGTTTTGCTGCCTGTATAGAAACAGAAACCGTTCGTTGTTCGAGATCTTCCTGCAAGAGCATCCTCCTTTCTGATAAAATCGGTATTTATAATATGGAAATAACTTTTTACCGGCTTTCCCCAAGAACCTGCTGTCGGGAAGCGTGTTCAAAGGCTTTTGCTGCCTGATCGACCTGAATTTTAGCGTGTTTCAAAAGCGTCTTGATGATCGTAGCCGGGCGTTCCTGTTCCTCCAGATGATCGACCATCCCTTTGCACTCATCCGGGAGGTATTCCGTCATATCTTTCAACACATCGGAAAAGTTACCCATAAAGCCCCAGCAGCTATCCGACAGCTCCCCGTTTTTATAAAGCTCAAACCCATAACACTCGCCACGAAGATAGGAATCATAAGCGGCGACTTCACTGCGCATCAGTGCGTCCGCTTTCTGCCGGATGGCGCCGGTCATCTTGTCTGCGTCAAATTCCTTTAGGGCATCTTCTTTTGAAACATAGATCCAGCCGACCTGTCCGCTGTCCCATTCTGCATGAGGAGCCCTGCCTGAGAAACTTTCTGTACTCATGGCAAGACCTGAGTGGTCGTAGAGATAGAGGGGGAGCATCAGATACTTTTCCGAAATTACTTTCTGCATTGCTTCATCGATCGCCCGTTCCTCTGTCTTTGGTCCATGCCGGAAACGGCTGCTTACAATGTTTACCATCCGTTCATAGCGTTTCATGCCGGCTTCATCATGTCCTACGGTATCTAAATACATTTCCCGCAGAAAGTCGTCTTTGTCCATATAGTTGTGATGGTCGCCCAGCGCATAGCGGGGATGAAAGCATACCATCGTCCCAAAATGTTCATCTACCTCACGGGGAGAGATCAGAATATCGTCCGGCTGCACCATAAGGGCATAAGGTTCATTTACTGCCATTAACATAATTGGCTCCTTTCTTTCTACAAATCCGGACCGGAATGGTGCATCATCGGTTTTTCCCGGTGTTCATTGGTTGCAGGCTGCTTGACTGCAATGATCTCGCCGGCAATCCTTGCAAATTTTTCAGGGTACTTGAACTGCTCCCCATATTTCTCCATCAAATCCGGGGAAAGGTCTGTAAAATTTTCCTCGCCAAGACCAACGATCAGAAAATTCCCGGACACAATATCATAGATGTGGCCGTCATCGTCAAAGAGAGCCCGGTTCAGAGGCAGCCCCATCAGCTTGCCTTCTTCATTACAGATCAGAGCTACCGGGTCCTCATACGGATAGACCGCCTGAATATCTCCGCCCACTGCCGCCTGCAAGGATTTCAGACCACTTTCGATCTCCGCAGCATAAGGGGACTTGCCCGGCTCTACCATTAACACTTTCATAATTGTATATCCTCCTTCTTTTTCATTGCCGTACCGGGAGCGGCTGGCGTTTTTTCCTGAGTTTTTGCCACAGAGAGCTTCCCCAGGACGGAAGGCTTCTCCCGGTTTTGGGGTGTAAAAATACCGCCCTCCGAAACCTCGGCGGCGGCATGTTCCGTTTTGGCCTGTTCCAGTCCTTCAACCGTATAGCCAGGTAAAAGAGTACCGTGAACCATAAAATGGTGCTCATATCCTTTCGGGATTGGCGGGGAAATTTCCGTGAATAAATGGGAATAGGCTTTCTTTCGCCCGTCCAGGTATTTTATGGCTGCGTTCTTATCTGTATATCGTTTCTGGTTTTGTCCGGCAATCTTTGCTCCATATCCCTGCTTCGGGGAATGAATACGGACTTCCCATGTCACATACCAGGCAATCGGAACACTCTGTTTGGTTTCTCTGTTATATTTCGTATCTTCCCAAATACTGCAGGTCATCTGATAGACCCGGTTGCTGATTTTCTGATCCGCCCTCCAGTTATCGGTGTCTTTCCACTGGTTGCCGGTATGTTCGATCTCCGGTGTACGAAGATATTCCAAAGCCCGGTTGATCGTCTGTGTTGCCGCTGCCTGCTGTTCCCACTGTTTTGCGGCAGCTACTACGATTTCATAGGCTTTCTGCTCCCCGTCGATACTTCCCTGGCGCATAGCTTCCAGGCTATCTGTTCCCATTGTGATCAGAGTAGAAATGTCCACATTTTCACAAACTACGCTGTGTTCTATTTTAAGCTCTGATCCCGGCGTCAAGTGGTCGCCATACCGGTAGGCATGGTAATCCCTGTTTTCTTCCAAAATGCTGTTCACCTCCTGCTATATTTCCGGCTCATGTTTTTTTCTGGAAACCGTCTGAGCCGGTGATTTTTTATCTGTCGGCCTGTTTGCCGCAAGCTGATCCATCACGGAAGGACGGCCGACGCCGAACATGGATAGCTGACCGTCCGCTGCCTCACGAAGTTCAGAAACAGAGAGGGGAAGCGTTACATCAGCATGGGTCAATAGCTGTTCCCGTTTCAAATCCTGAATGATCTCGTCAAAAACGGCGTTGATCGCACGGCGTTCTTCCCCCACAGGGAAGGCTTTCAATACCTCCATTTCTCCGTCTTTACCGGAAACCAGGGTAAGGGCACAGTCGGCATGGCCTGCCAGATAATCCGATGTGTAGGGCAGTTTGTCCTTGATATAACAGGCAAAGGCTCTGGCTGTCATTTCCACATTGCTGTCCCAATAACCGCCGTCTTTTTCACATTCTTTTCCCATGCGTACCGAATTACGGTAAAAATCAGTTTCCGTCCGTCCAATCTGCGGAGCTTCCTGCGCCTGCATCCCGGAAAGCATACGCTCAAAAATTTCCAGCCGTTCCCGTTCACTTTTGGGAATTACCCGGCCGGTAACATTCTTCTTAAATGCGCTGATCTGTTCCACAGAGCCGGGTTCGCCGGACAAAAATGCTTCCCGCAAGACTGCGTAGGTTTCCATCTGTTCCTCATTGCCATACCGTTTCAGGGAGGCAAGAACCGAGGAATCCAGCCAGCTTGCCGCATTTTTCCGGGTGCGTTCTGTTTGTGCTTCCGTGCGCTTTGCTGCCTGTTCCGGTGTTTCCGGTTTATACTTCATGGTGTCAATGAGTTTTTGGAACGGCGCATAGAGGCGGGGCTGTTCTGACAGCATCCCTTTTGCGCCCATCTTTGTACCAAGATAATCGTCAAGTCCATGCCACCATTCATGTGCCAGCGAACCGGCCCCGTGCATTTTCGTAAGATTGATGACTGTACGCAAAGGTTCATAATGAGCCGCAGCATTGCCGCTGCCTCTTGCACCAAAAGCAATCGCAAGCGTTCCCTGATAAGCAATATCTTTATCGCTGATCTTAAGGGCTGACGCCAGATCCTTTAGTGCTTCAAATCCCATGTTAAGGGAGGTCTGACGGTCGTTCTGGTTCATCCAGTTTCCAAACTCGCCGCCGCGGAACCCAAATGTATCAAGATAATGCTGTCCGGTGATCTCCACGCCATTCCGATAATCCGGGCCGGTACGTTTGACATGGGCGAGCTGGGGAGGGACAAACCGGATCTTTCCGTTTTTGTTCCTGCCTTTGGCAAGTTCCTGCACCCATTTCAGGGCAGCTTCTTTGGTCTCAAAATTGGTCCGCAGGATCGAATAGCCTTTTGTCACATAGTAGGTACCGGGTTTCCAGTCCTCATTTTTAGAATAGGTATGTTTCCCGTCGTTGAAGTGGATCGCATAACCTTTCGGTATTTTCTGCTCTTTGGAAACACAAAACTGTTCCTTTTTTGCTTTCTGAGTAAAGTTGCGCTCAAAATATTCAGCCGAGCGGATCAGCATGGTATTGGACAATTTGTTTGTGATCACGGGATTGTCCTGTCCCTTTTTCGTTGCCCGGTAATGGATTCCGCTTCCCCAGCCCTGTACCTTTTCTAAATATCCATTGTCAACGAAAAAGCGGTCATAGGCTCTCACAGCATCCTCCGCAGTACGGACATCTGAAAGCACTGCCTGCAATTCCCGAACTGTTTTTATATATTCCTTTTGTCTCGCGGTCCGTTTTTCCGGGGTGTCATCCGTGCGGTAATACTGAGGGGAAGCGTTTAAGCCGTCCCTCGCTTTTTTGATAAAATAGACCACGCCAAGAGGAATCCCTTCCTCCAGTATGGCTGCATAGTCCGGCTTTTTCCAGACATTATCCTTTTTCACAAATTTTTCGGCTTCGCGCTCATTCATGGCTTCCAGATCATCTGCATACAGCCCGCGGTCTTTCCACAGATCTTTTTTAGCACCGCCGATCTTTTCGCCGAAATCTTCATGCACTCCTGCCAATCTTCATCACCTCCAGTCAGTGTAAAATTCTTATCGCTCCGGGGCAGGGCGACGTTCTTCGTTTTTGTGAAGTTGTGGGAGGTTTCCTGTGAGCCGGTCAGTTTCCCTGCGGATCAGTTTGTCCAGAGCGCCTAAATCCTCCGGTGCAATGGCAAACTCCCGGTAATTTTCATACCACAGGCCCGTAGAGATTGCCGCGATGGGCGCAATTTTCTCCGAACCGGATGGAAGAAGGCGATACACAGGGGCTTCGTCATAAAGAAGCATCTGCTTTGCCGTTCCCTGTGGTATGCGGTACTTATCCATATCCGGGTTCTGGGCTGCCTCCATATATTGCATATTCAGGCGTTCTTCTAAATCCTGGGGCATATAACGAAATGCCTGATCCATCCACTGTCTGAACATCGTGGAATAGTGGTACTGCCATTCCGTAACTTGATTCGGGGCATAAGAAAATCCCCAGCTTTTCAGAGCATCTTTTTCGTAAAGCTCCATTCCAGTCCATTCTTTCAGGCTGACCGTAGCCACTGAACCATCTTTGCGTTCGATATTGACGCCGCAGGGATAGAGGATATTTCGTTTTATATCCTGCCGCAGCGTGTCTAAATCCATCATCAGGACATCTCCGTACAAGTGACCGCCCTCTCTGCGATCCGTATGAAACAGGAAAGCCCTCGCTCCGATAAACTCCGTTGTTAAGATCATTTGATGAAGATCTGCCGTAGAACAATAAGCAAACAAAGCGTCGGAAAGCCACATGTGATTTTTCCCCATGATGGCAATGGAATCAGCCCCGGCATTTGTCGCCAGAGAACGCATATTGAATTCGCATTCCCTGAGAAAATCTCCGGCAAAAATATGGAGCTCATACGCAAAGACGGATAAGTCTGTATCGCGGATCAAATGAATCTGCGGTAGTGGTTCCTGATCCAATCAAATTCCTCCTTTCATGTGAACCTGACAATTACCGGCTTTCCTTATCATGGGAAGGTGCCGGCGGCTTTTTTGCCGGTTCCGTTTTTGCTGCCTGTTCCCGCATTGCTTCCAAAACAGAAGGGCGCCTTTCCGCAGTCTGTTCCAACCGGGCAAGGGTATTAAGTGCCCACTCCGCATTACGGTTAATGGAGGATATAAGGGCGCCCTCCACTTTGAAAGCACCTTTGAACACCCTGGCAACCTTTCCGTTTTCTTTTGCGTCTGTCTCCGCAGGTTTTCCTTGAATAGCACGGCCCATATTTTTGAGATGCCGCCCCATTTCGTGATATTCCGTACTGAAAGCATCAATTCTGGCAACAGCCCTGTTGCTGACCTGCATACTTTTTTCTGCCGCACTTTGAATGGACTCCAACACCGGTCTGACATGTAAAAACTGTGTGATCCCATTCAAAGCGACAGCACCGCGTTCCCTGAAATCGGTAAGGATATTCCTGCATCCGTTTATGATCTGGCTTTTGAGTTCGGAAAGACGGTGACGCATAACGGAAATATTCGCCTCCATAGCTGTATAGCTCTTTTGGAGAGCATCTTTCAGAGAATGGTTCTGTAATCCCTGCATTTCCTGACGTACTGCCTTTAATTCCTCGGTTGCCTCCAAAAGACGCTGCTCCATCCCGGTCACATGCTCGATCAGCTTGGAAAATTCTTCATATCCCGGTGTGTTGTTGTCTTTTAGGAGAGCAAGCAGTTCTTTGACCTGCTCATTTTCCGCAATCGGCTGGCTATCTGTCTCCGTCATTCATCAATCCCTCCCATCTGCCGGTAGCGGCCCTCCGGCAATCTTGCCGACAATCTCCGGACCAGTTTCATAAATCTGCATGAGGCGTTTTGCTGTGCCGCAGGGCTGTGCAGCTCCGCTGGTCCAAAGACGCACTGTGGATGGGGCAACATTCATCAAAAGCGCAAAGCCCTTTTCGTTCATGTCCAGCTTTTTCATCAGCGATTTAACCATATCGGGGCCGTAGTCTGGACACCGGGAAGCCTCGGCAATCATCTGCAAAGCGGTATTTTCATTTTTTTTCATTTTCAAATCCTCCTGTTATTTGTTTACCAGCCTTATGCCGGGGCGAAGCTGATCTGGTTGTGTTTCATCCTTTTGGCAAAGTCCGGCAGCGAATAATTTACCCCGTCAATTTCTGCATGGGTGTCATCCAGACGATGGCAAACAGCAAAGTGCCTGTCCCCGTTTCCATAGAACAGGCAGAGTAAACCATTGTCAGGAATGGAAAACAGCGCTTTTCCGGCGCAGTCTGTAAAGCAGATCTGTTGAGATCCATTCATGTTGAAATCCTCCCTAAATTGAAACAGCCGCCTCTTTTGGGCGGCGTTGGTGCTGGCTGGTTTGCAGTTGTTCCCGAACCTGCAGCAATTTCTCATTGTAATCTTTTCCCATCCGGGGAGGGTTGACACTTACCCGGATATGACGGAAACGTTTATCCTCGTGGAGCATGGTCTTGATTTTCCGGGCATTGACAAATCCGGCAAGGTCGTGGTCCATATAAAGGGTAACACGCCGGATCTCCGGGTGGCGTTCCAGGAAAGAAGTCAGCGCCACATGGGAAGTACCTCCCAAAGACAAGCGATAACCATTCCATTTCCATCCCTCCAGCTCTTGAAGTGTTGCATGGGAAAGCACATCAATAGGAGCTTCAAAGACTGCCACATGCCGGCTGCCCGGACTTTGCGGGGGATAACAAAAGTTATATCCTTTGTCGCTGCCATAGACATCCTTTTTGAGATTGCCGCCGATACTGCGCATACAGGCGAACTTCGCTTTCCCGGAATCATCTTTCCCTACAAACACACAAACCGGTTCTCCATGATACCGGGCTTCGTAAAAAATCCCGGCTTGTAAACACTGGCGAATGACTTCTGAGCTGATCCCCCGTTTCTGCAAATAGGAGACCGCGGCGGTCGCGCAACGTCTGGCCCAGGGGAGAGAGAATGCTTTCTTTTCCGGTTCTTTTGATACCTGTATTTCTGCCGTACTTCGGTAAGCCGGTGTATGTCGGATTTCTCCACCTACCAGAGCATGAACCGCATCCACAAGACCATATCCCCGAATCTGGATCAGGTAGTCCAGCGCATTGATACTCCGTCCACGGCTGTTCCAGTACCAGTACCTTTTCCCTGTCACATATACTAGACTGTCATGTTCCTTATGCCGGAAATTAGGTCCATCCCGTTTCAGCACACCAGGTTCATGGAACTGCAGGTAAGTAAACAGATCAGCTTCCCGCGCTGCCTGAATCTGTTCTTTGGTTACGCCGGGCATTGTACCGGCACAGTGATTCTTTTCATCGTGCTTTGCCTCCTTCCTGTGATGGAACGAAAAAAGACACCCAAAGGTGCCTAACAGCCGTACAGATCGTGATTGACCTCGGCACGGTAATAGCTGTCCATTGTAGCCGGGGCATTATACAGCGCCGCCAGCAGATATGCTTTGATATTTCCGACCTTCGTCGTGTTCTTGTCGATACAGTCAAAGACATACTCTAAGTGGCCGGAATTGATCTTCAGGAACCGGCTCTTGACGATCTCCCTCGGAAAATCATCTCCGGCAATGCGAATGTAAGGGCGTTTCGACAAAATCACTTCAAGCATAAGTTCAAGCGCTTCGTCCAGACGTTCCCTGCCATACCGTAAGACCAGTAAGTCATATTCGATATTTTCTTTGATGATTTCACGATAGGCTTCTATCAGCTCTATCCGATCCATCCCATCCGTGCGGCTTGCCGCTTCCGGCTCTGCCGGATAGATTGATGGATAAGTTATTGATTTATCTTTTTTTGATTTTTTTGTTCTTAATGGATTAGTATTTAATTGTGCCGGATTTTCCTGTTCAGGTTCCGCCTGTTTAGGTTTTGCCTGTTCAGGTTTTACCTGTCTTGGATTTTCCCGTTTAGGTGAAAGCCCTGTGTTTTCGGTACTTACAGGCTGCTCATGGATCGTATATTCAATGTCTCCCAACTGCCCGTTATCATAGCGGAGGCGCTGTCTGGTGAGATAACCATGCCGCTCCAGTTCCTTCAGGGCAGTAGTGATAGAATCCACACCGTCCTTGCAGATATGGGCGAGTCCCTTCGTGGTATAATCCCAATCTTCCGGCAGCGACAACATAAGTGATAAAAGCCCCTTTGCCTTTAAGGACAACTCCGTATTGCGCAGATGGTGATTGCTCATTATCGTAAAGTCCTTTGTTTTCTCTACACGGAATACTGCCATTGTATCGCCTCCTTTCTTCGACTATTCCGTTACAAAGCATGATCCCTGTGGTCATAATGGAGATGACCGCCAGAGACCTTCGCATGGTTTTTCAGTTTCACTTCGCCCCGTTCCTGGCTCTCTAAAAATTTCTGATAGCCGGCATCTGTAAGGAACAAGCGCATCTTATCGCCTTTGTCGCCAACAGGGGAATCGTAAGACAATACATCAAAAACGATCATGTGCCTTACCTCCGGGTCAAAGCGTTCAAGTGCCATGATGTCATGCCCCTTCAATTTTTCTGCACCTGATTGCTGTCTGGCCTCGGCGATCTTTTCTCCAATCGTCCGGGCTGGATAGGGCAGACGGTAATTCTTCTGAATATCTTTTACCAAGTCCATGCACTCTGCATTTGACAGAACACGAAGTTTTGCCATAAGACCTTCTGCCGCCTCCCGCTGTTCGGAATTATTTGAATACCTCACGGTCATATAAAGTTCATTCAGGATCTTTGTCTGATAATCGCCCTCCACCTGAAAGAGCAGCTTTTTTTCCATTTCGTTTAATTCCATGGGGATCTCCTTTCTCTTGAAAATAGGTATGAAAAAAGGGCGCCCACCTTAAAAGTGAAACGCCCACGGCAATCAGCGGTCAGACATAAAGCCGGACCGCTGGCACTATTAAATTTTGTCGTTAATAAAACAGCCTCCTTTTTTCTTTATAGTTTTCGTCAATTTTCAACTTGGAAAAGGAATTGAATAAAAGACGACAAACGCTCAAACCCCTTGAAAATAAAGGCTTTTTCTGTTTGTCGTTATTATACCGTAACGGCACTCTTTTGCAACTCTACTGCTTGAAGAAGATGTTGACATACGCTATATTCAACAAATGCTGGGTCACAGCTCCATTACCACAACGCAGATTTACACACATACGAGCATTAACAAACAAAAAAACATTCTTTCTGCCAAGCATCCGAGAAACAAACTAGAAATCGGGATATAATAAATGCCCTGCGAGCTTTTTAACTCACAAGGCAATCAGAATATTTTATTCATTTTTATCAAAATCATTTTCTATTACATCGGAAATAAGGTTTGAAAAATCAACAGCATTTTTTGAAGTAATAACAGGTTTTCCTGTTCTTTCCTCAATATCTTTTCGTGCATTTCCGGCGACTTCTCCGCCCTCTTTTGCAACACTTCTGTTTTCAGAAAAAGACTGAGGATTCTTCTCTTTGGAAATCTCGGTTGTAGTAGCTTCTGCCAACATATTTAGAACCAATTCAAGCGTACTCATATTATCTCTCAAATTTTCCTTTTTAAGTCCTTTGAGATTTTTGTACTGCCGAGTTGTCATTCCTGACCACGCTTTTGTAATTTCATCAGTCAGAATTGCATATTCTACACCTTGTTTCACGCCGTGAGAATCCCATTCATCAGTAAGCTCTTTTCTTACCTGTATAGCCTGAAGTCTTTGATTTATCCACTCTCTGCTATATCCTTTTTTCAGGTATGTTTCAAGGGCTCTCTCTATGGTAAGTTCAGGGTCTATGGTTTCTTCTATCCGTTCTTTGCCAATTTCAGCAAGCCACATTTTAAAAGGTTCTGCTTTAGGCGAAGGAATTGACTGTATTATTCTCAAAAGTTGCTCTGTATTTGCAACATCAGTTTTATAGTTCTTTCCGTCTTTAGGAGATGGCATTTTCAGTTGTACGATATTATCGTACAACTGGTTTGCTCCTTCAGCTTTAAGCTTTCGCTTAAGATCGCTCCAGTAACGACGAGGTTCGTTACTGTCAGTCAGAACTGAAATTACATCAACTATGGAAAAATACCATTCTTCTTCCGACTCATTCCACGCAGTACGAATCTTTTTATCTTCAAAAATTTGTATCTTATTTTCTTCGCTCATATATGTTCACCCACTTCTAAACTAAAAATATTATAGCAGAATAAATTTGTAAATTCAATCTATGAGTCTTTATAGAGATAAGAATTGTTCATAATTAAGGTCGAATATAATCTCTAATTCATAACCACGTGATACTTTCACTTCTCTTATGAGCTGACAGGCTATCATTTTCTTCTGCTCCATTGTGGAGTTATCAAACTCATCAGCCCAAGTTCTGAATTGTGAGTAATAAAAATCAAGCTTACCCATCGCATTTTGCTGATTGGCAAGCTTGTACTTTATATTGTTTAATTCAGTTTCTTTTTTATGGAGCAAATCGTTTGTATTGTCAATAGAAGTGGACAGTATATCGGGAGTGAAGCGACTTTCGCCGAGTAAAGAGCGTCCTATTTCGGCGGACAATTCAACCACCTGTCTTTTTAGTTTTTCAATTTCTTTTTCAAGCTTTGTCTGTTTTCTCCTATACTCCGATATTTCGGATTTGTAGCGTTTTTCCAGTGCTATATCTTTTGGCGTTGATTTGATTTTGGCGAGATAATCTCTCAGCGTTGCAAGCACGGCACCGTCAATTCTGTGTGCCACATAAGCCGACTGTCCGTCACAAGCACCTCGTTTCATTGCTTTATTAGTACATATATACCTCTGTCTGCGAACTCTGTACTGACTGCCGTCTGCCCTGTCGTATCGGTCGATATAGCTTGTTGATACCATCTTCTGACCGCAGTGAGCACAGTATATATTTCCCGACAGCAATGTACTGCCTTTGGTAGTCCTTGCTATCTGTTGCTTTTCCTCATTCTTTGATGAGCGTTGTTTCAGTATAAACTGAGCTTGGTCGAAGATATTTTCATCTATGATATGCAGTCTTTCTATATACGGTGATTCAACACCGCCTGACACAAGATAACCGCAGTACAGCCTGTTCTTTAGAATACGATTAACCGTATTACATTGAAACTTGCTGTTATTATGGGTTTTGATTCCGTGACTGTTCAGATAGTCAGCCATGCGATATGAGCCGTAACCCTCTTTAACTGTCATCTCGAATATCTTCTTGACTATCGGAGCTTCATCATCGTCAATGACTATGTCCATAAGCTCTTTTCCCTTTTTATTGATTTCACCGCTTTTTATAAGTTTGTAACCGAATGGTGCAACACCTCCGGTAAATTTGCCGTCCAATGTCATCTGGTTAAGGCGAGTTTTAACACGAGCTGACGTTTTTTGGCTTTCACCGTTGGCTTGCCAAAATCGTATGTAATTCATAAGCTTGTCCACATGATTATCCATACGCTGTTCGCCCTCATTAACGCTCCACACCTCTATGCCGTGTTTGATGAACCATTCGACGACAAACGGGGTTTCGTCATCAATTCTGCCTATTCTATCAAACATAAAGACAAGGAGTACATCAAATTCTTTCTTTTCTGCGGCGGCTTTCAAATCCTGAATAGCATCTCGGTCGCTTGCCGAAACCTTAAATCCCGACACGCCCTTTTCCTGAAATTCTTTCAGAATTGTCCAGCCATTGCGCTCTGCAAATTCTCTGCACGAGGTTTTCTGCATTGGAATATCATCTTTATCAACCTGACCTTTGGTTGATACTCTGTACAAGCAATATACTCTTTTCATTTCATCACCCTTTCATACGATTTTTACAAACCAACAATACTACATAATTTTTATAATATCCAGCGAAATCCAAAATTAAATTGAAAGAAATTCAGCATCCAATCTGAGATTTCATTCTGTTCTCAAATGTATCCAAAAGATTTTCGAGAATATTCCTTTCAACATGGTTATTTCTGTTTTTAGAAAAGTAGATTGTGACCTTGCAGTCGTTTATAACAGATTCTATTCTGTGTTCTGAATCAATGTTATTTTCATTTATATAGTTTTCGTTCAAATTATCACCTGTTCCTTATTTTTTGTCATCTATATTATCTTTCATCTGCTCATCAGCTTTTGCCGCTGCATTGAACAGGCACATAACGCAAACGCCGATAAATACTCCTATAAAAAGTCCTATAATAAATCCCAATTAAAACACCTCTTTCATAAAGTTTACTTTTCACCGTCCGACAGCAGAAGATTTTTAATTTTCTGCTGTCGGGATAACATCAATCGTTTTGGATAGTTCTAAATTTCACACTATCCGATTGTCGCTATTTATCCTCAATGCCCTGCGACAAGGAACACATCAAACGGCTATTGCATTTAGCTCCATTGGAATTTCACCACCGTGAGGATCTCCCACGGCCGCCATCTTTGGTTGCGACGGTTTTATCACGCTCGACTTTTGACTTGACGGAAGTATCATTATCCCCTCTGCCTGTCATCGCCGTCATTGAATTTGCCTTTCAAAGTCTGAGTCCTGAAGACCTGTAAAGGTGTTCGCTCATATGGCTTGTCCGTACCGAACAACAGAAGGAAAGTATCTGATGTGCTGATATTAAATTTTCAAAGAGCTACGCCTGTCCTCTAAAAGAGAAAACAGGCAAAAGGATTTTTATTCCTTCACCTGTTTCCTCACTTAAAAGCTAAAAGTAGCCCCTTTTCTTAAAAAATTTTTTAATTTTTTCTTCCGCTTTCTTTATTGAACGCATAACTGGCATTTTTGTGCAACCTTCAATTTTTGCAACTTGCTCGTAAGTTAAATGATCATAATAATATAGCAATAATCTTTTACGCTGAATTTCAGTAAGTTCACAAATAGCTTTTGACAACATTTCATTCTCAAAGACAGTTAGAATTATATCCTCCACTGTCTTAGTTTTATGTACAGCTCTGCGATTCAATGTTTCTTCTGTAAGTTCAGAGTATTCATAATGTCTTTCGGCTTCATTCATTATTGAAATATCATCAAGTTCAAAACCATCAAATGCTTCAAAAACGGCTTTATCCACCTCCGTTTTCTGTATTTTCCCGTCTGCATTTTTAAATGAAACATAGTATTTCTTATTATCTTTTGACAGTGTATAAGGATTATACTTATCTTTTCTTCTTTTTGGACGCTTGTTCTCCATATTAATTCCTCCAATCAATCTGAATTTTTATTAATTCAGGTCGATTGGGGGACTTCTGTTTCTAAAAAACATACTTGCCCTTTCTGCTTTCAACGCAAAAAGGGCAAAAAATAATGCCGACAGGTAATAGCATTAAAAGCTATAACTTGTCGGCATTTCGTAAGCTCGTTCCTACTGAATAGGTCAGCGTTTCCGGCTGTAGGCTCGTACTAAGTTTTATATTTAATTTTATACATCAACTGCTACAAAGGATTTACATATTGGGCATCGTGTTTCGGTATTATGTGTTCCGCTATCATCCTTTGAAAATATGCTTACAATCGGCATTTTATATTGTAAAAGATTAATTGTCATTAACCTTTTTTGACAACAAGGACATTTTATATCAAAATGGAAGTTATATACAGTTGAAAACTTTGACATATATTTGCTCCTATTAATTTCAAGTTTTTCTATATTTATTTGTTCTCAATTTGAGAACAAATTTGATAAAAAAATAATTTTAAAAATTTATTTTTATTTTTTTAGATATTTAAATAATTTTTCCCAATCACTGTTCTTATAATCATATTTTTCTGCTGACCTGATAAAAATGATTGCCTCTTTTTTATCAAACAAATATTCATTTACATCTATTGGAATCTTTTGTTGGCTTTCCGATATCTTATCAAAAAAAGTGATTTTTTCGTCTTGCGATAGAAACAAAACATTAGCTATCAATAATAGTTTATAATCTGATGGCAGGTTTCTCTTTCCATTCTCAATGTTACATAGATAAACAGGTGACATATCTATTTTTTTCGCCAATTCACGTATACTAAAACCAAGTTCTTCTCTCTTTTTTTTTATTAATTTTCCAATATCTTTATCCATATTCACGCTCCATTTTAGTTATAGCTAAAATATTTTATATATAAGTTTCTTTATATTTTATTTATAACTGATACAATTTAAGTGGTGATTAAAATGATTAATTATGTTGCAATCGGTCGAAGGGTTAAAAAATATAGAACAAAAGCACATATTACACAAGCTCAGTTGGCTGAATTATTGAATGTTTCCGTAAGTTATGTAAGCCAAATAGAATGTGGAATAACAGAAGTTTCATTAAAAAGACTTGAAGAGATTGCTAACATAATTAATACAAAATTAGAGCATCTTGTTGCTGAGCCAATAGAGAATACAGATATTTCGAGACTTGAAATTGAAGAAATAATGAGACATTGGTCCACTGAACAAATAATAACCCTAATAAAAATAATACGTGATTTGGATCAATATTTTAATCCATCTCTTTATCCAAAAAATGATTTTACTAAATAATAAATTGCCGACCAGAGCATTAATTTATCACTCCCTTACTCCCTTCCTCTACAAAATAATCAATATTTTGATAAAAAAGGGAACTCTGGGAGTAAATCGTGCTTATACAGAAGTGAATCGAAGGAGAACGGATGTTTATGTTAATCGCAATTTGTGATGATGAACCATTGTTTTGCGAACAATTAAAGAAAGAAATATATTTATACTCTAGCAAATATAACTTAGATACAGTTGTTGAAATATTTTACAATGGAAAAAGTCTGTTGAATGATTTAAGATTTGATATTATTTTTTTAGATTATCAGATGCCAGATCTCAATGGATTGCAAACAGCAAATGAATTGCGTAAAATCAACCAACAATGCACAATAATTTTCCTTACAAGCTTTCCTGAAATAGTCTATGATACATTTCAATACGAAACTTTTCGTTTTCTTATAAAGCCCTTGAATATTAATAATTTATATGAGGCTTTAAATTCGTACAGAAAAAAGATGGATACATATTATCCAATTTCAATTAATAGAGAAGGCGATGTAATAAAAATAAGCACAAAAGATATTATATATGTAGAAGCTGACGGCAAAAATTCTATTATAAGACTTGCTAATGATAGCATACACTGTCCAAAAACATTAGCAAAAGTGTATTCTTTATTACCTACAAACTGTTTTTTCAAAACGCATAGATCATTTGTAATAAACTTCTTATACATTGATTCATATAATAAAAATTCCATAAAATTCACAAATGGGGAGTACGCAAAAATCAGTCGAGATCAACTTAAGTACTTTAAATCTGCGCTTAAGACATTTTTGAATGATAATGCATTATAAAGTGATATGAGTACAGTTTTTATATTTGAGCTAATCCTTACACTAATAAATAGTTCTATTGTAGGAGTAAAATTTTTAAATGGGAAGATCATTCCTTGCCGTATTTTTGTCTTTTTAATTATTTTTATTTTTCCATCATATATATTAATAAACAATAACTTATATTTTGTCCTTTCTATTATTACATCATTTGTTTTCCCTCTATTTATAATTAATAATATAAAATATTCATCAATACTTTATACAACAGCTTTATATCAAGCAATAATTTTGGCTATAACTGCTTCCCTTACTCTTATTATAAATAGCTTCTGCAATTTTGAAATAATAAAATTCATTATTGATTTTTCTATAAATGTAATTTCATCTATATTTTTGATTCTTATAAAATCAGATCAAGCAACATTTTTATTTAAAAATTTTTATATCTCCACCGGGAAAGGCATTAAAGCACTAATTTTATTTACACTTTATGTATGCGGAGTACTGGCAGTCATATTAACATATATACCAGAAAACAACACTTTTAATATATGGTATAGAATATTATCTTTCTTATTTATTGCAATTATTATTGCATCTAGCTTAATTTACCCCATATGCATTTCAAATATAATAACAAAAAACTATTATAAAAAGATAAACGAAATAGCAAATCAACAATTGGACAATCAAATCGAATATTATAATAGTCTTAATGAAAGCACAAAATCCTTAAGAGAATTTAAACACAATTATAAAAATATGTTGATAGCTCTAGACATATATCTAAATAATAATGATATAGAAGCAGCTAAGGATTTTATAAATAAATCAAATATGATAATTTGTGAAAAAAACAAGTATAATACTGGTAATTACATATTAGATGCTTTATTATTTGATAAAAGTAAAGTTGCAGAAAAATATAATACAATAATTATATTTAAAGGTGTTATCAATGAAAATGAAATTGATAACATTGACTCATGTATTATCTTCGGAAATGCTATTGATAATGCCATTGAAGCTTGCCAGCAATTTAGATTGGATATAAAAAAAGAGATAAATATTATGATTAAGCACTTAAATAATTTTATGACAATCATTATTTCCAATCCCGTTATGTCACAAATGCCAATAAAAAATAACACTATTTCCTCAACTAAAGATGATTCAATAAATCATGGATTTGGCATTAAGTCAATAAAAAAAATTATAAATAAGTATTCTGGAGAATTGGAAATAACTAATGAAAATAATACTTTTACACTGAAAATATATTTATCTATAACCTAGTCAAACCAGAAATTTGGAGCTATTTTAATTGGCAACCCATAAAATTATGTGTAAATAATAATCCTTCAAGCAATAAAAGAATACGGGATAGTGGCGCAAATAGGCTTTCTGATTTGCCTGTGTCAACTTTTTATTTCTGTCCGTAAAATGTGTTATGTGTGCTGTGCGTGAACAACATTTTGCGTACAGAAAATTCTATTTTCAGTGGATGATCAATCAGATATTCTATCCCTATATATAATCGATAGCTGAATTAATACTACATCCCAGTTTTTGAACTCAGAACGGACAGATTTTACCCCACTTTTCTTGAACATAATTAGATTGCTCGTAGTTTCTCCCTCTCTAATTGTCAGATAAACTTTCTCAAGGTTAGACATTCGTATTCTTCTGTACGATCTCCCGCTCCAATCCTCTATTGTGCTTTTCATATCCGCTAATCAATAGTAATTCAGTTGATACTGGCATCTGTATGTTGCATGTGATGTTGTTTTTATTTCACGACTATTCTTCATTGTAAAATTCCTCCTTGTACTTCTGGTAATGCGTTGCCAAACGCTTGCCATTATTCGAAGGTTTTCTTTTGCTAAAGCTTTTTTATCTTCCCTTGGTTGAACGAATGGGTTATTTGCACATCCTAAAGGGAACAAACATAAAAGAGGCCTGTTGAAGCAACGGACCTCTTTCTATATTTTTGCAATATCGAATGCAAATTTTATGACTTGCGTACAGCATCTGATAATAATCTTTTACTATTTCTACACAATAAAAGTTTAATTGTTTATCACTATTGTTGAGATAAGTAATTAAATAATACTAATCTCAAATAAAATGTGGTCATTTTATTTGAAGCATCCATCCTTGCTGCTTTGCTACGCATAGCCCATCTCATTCTAAAGTCAACGCACATTTAGTGCTATTAAAAAGCGAACACAATTGTCCATTTTTTAAATTAATTTAGTATAAAAGACCAAAATTCCGATTTAATACTAATGCCTAATTAAATACTAAAAATCTTTTGGTATATTTTCCTCTATACTTCGAGGATAACTCATTCGTCTGGAAAAAATCTGTTCAAGAATCCTATTTAGTTTTCAATTAGGTATTAGTATTACATTATATTAAGAAAAACCAATAAAAATGTTTAAAATAAATAGTTTGATTGTAATTATACTAAATTTATATTTTTAGTAATAGGTTCTTATAATCAGGAGACCTATCTTTTGATTGGTTTGCATGAATCAATTATATAATTGACAGACACAAGCCAAAAATTTATTATGCAGAATTTGATAGATTCCTTATTTAATAAGTTAGTATATTCCATTCTACAAACTTCATAAACTTGACTAAATTAATATTTTAGGGGTGTAGCAAAATTTAATTACTCGCTACACCCCTTACTATCCTAAAAGGAACTAATATATATAATCTCTGCTATAATGGCATTACCCTAGTTTGTCATAATTTTAATTTTATATTTATTACAATTATTAATATTGTAATAAATTAATCTTACATATGATAGATCTTGAATTTTACTACAATTATAATCAAATTTACATTATATATTCTCAAAATACAAATTTTAAACTTTTCAATCTATTTTTCATTTCATCAATTATTATTTTTTCCTCGTAATGAGTAGCTGAAAATGTAACAGAGAATCTTAAATAATGTCCACAATCATCCCAAGGAACAACTGAAATATTTGCATTTAATAAAATATATCTTGCAACCTCTAATGCAGTATTGAATTTAACTCCTTCTTCTGTTCCAGTTGGAATTTTCACATAAGAATAGAAAGTACCTTTTGGCTCTACACAATTAAATCCAACTTCATTGAGTGCTTCAATTAGCATTTTAAATCTTCTTGAATATTTATTAACTGTATTTTCTGTAATCCATCTATTATTAAGAGCAAAAGCACCTGCTTTCTGTATCGCGCGAAATTGACCCGAATCTGTATTATCTTTGACTACACCATATGCAGAAACAATTTTTTCATTTCCGACTAAAAAACCTAATCTCCATCCAGTCATATTAAAAGCTTTTGATAAAGAATGAATCTCTACACCTACATCTATAGCTCCATCAACCGATAAGAAACTTAGAGGTTTAACATCATTATATGTAAGCGCTGCATATGCCGCATCATGAATTACAATAATGTTATTCTTTTGGGCAAATTTTACGACATTTTCAAAGAATTCTTTTGTTGCCACTTGTCCTGTTGGATTATTAGGATAATTAATATATAATAATTTCGTTTTTTCTAAAACTTCCCTCGGGATTTCCGAAAAATCCGGATAAAAATTATTTTCCTCCTTAAGAGGCAAATCATAAATCTTCCCACCCAAATATTTTGCATGAGTTGCCAGGACGGGGTATCCAGGAATAGTATTTAGCACATAATCTCCAGGATTAATAAAACATGAAGGAAGCATTGCAAGAATTGGTTTACTACCAATACCGTGAATTACATTATTAATTGTCAAGTTTGATATACCAAAAACTTCCTCCATATATTTTATTGCTGCATTTTGAAATTCAGGAATTCCATTATCAGAATAGAATCTATTTTCGGGTTTACCTGCTTCAATAGATAACATATCAACAACTTTATCATCAGCGGCCCAATCAGGTTCACCCACTCCCATATCAATTAATTTAAAATTATTTGAATGCTTTTTCTCAGCTTCTTGCTTCCATTTCTTTATTAAAGCGAATTTATAAACTTCATTATTTATTCCAAATTCTTTTCCACCAATTCTTTGAGCAAATAAATTCTGTATTTCCACTTTAGTCACTCCTTTTATTTATTTACTAATATATCATATATCAGTTATTTAGTCAACATAAAATTTATGAACCAGCACTTTCATAAGACCTAATGCCTCTGTTCCACACAATCACTCCAACAACCATCATCACAATTGCGATTAACACCGTCATACCAATGTTAAACAGTGGGTTTTCGCCCGAAAGGATATAATACGCAGGATAAAAAGCCGTAAACGCGAACGGAATAATGTAAGTAATTATGTTTCTTACAATATTGTTGTAAATGGTAATGGGGTATTTTGCGAAGTCGTTAACCATATAGAACATATAGGTGATGTTGCCACTACGCTTTGTCCAAAAGGCTATTGCCGCCGTTGCGGTCTTGATACCTGTGTAAATCAGCGTAGCGAATGGAATCACTGTAATGATAAGGAGAACCTTTAAAAAACTCCACTCAATATTGACTGATGGCAGAGTTATGCAAATCAACGCTATTCCCATAATAAGCTCGCCGAGTGCGTCAATCTGAAGCTTTTCTACCATAACATGAAACAGTGTGTTAATCGGACGTGTGAGGTACTTGTCAAAATCACCTTTTCTCACTGTGAAATGACCGATTGACCAGAGGTTGTCAAACAACAGATGGTCAATGCCTTTAGGTATAAGAGCAAAGCCGTAAATGAACACAATCTGCTCAATGCTCCATCCCATAAGACTTGGAATCTGACTGAATATTATCCATATAAACAGCAAATTTAAAAACTGTCCAAGTAAAAAGCCGACAATACCGACGATAAAATCACCCTTATATTCCATCATTCTTTTCAGCTCTTGCGACACAAAAATTCTGTGCATACGAAGAGCTTTTTTTATTTGTTTCATATTCAGCCTCCCTGTATTGAAAGATGCTTGATTGATATTTTCCAGAGAAACTTTGACAATCCCCAGAATAACAACACCCAGAACAGCTGTAAGACCATATAATAGAGCAGGGACAAACCGCTATACATTCCCATATAAATCATTACGGGAGTATAGTTCAAAGAGGCGAACGGTAAAAACAAAAATATTTTTTCAAGCATATCTGGCAAAAACGAGAACGGAATTGTTGCTCCCGACAAAAAACCGACAATGCAGTTTTTCATCATATTTGCGCCCCACAGATATTTGATTATAAAGGCGATAAATCCGAAACATATATTGAAAAAGAAGTTGACAAGGTAGGCGAATACACAGCTTATAATATAGAGTAAAAATCTTAAAATATTAAACTGCACTGCTCCTGTCAACACAAAGCGCACAATTTCAATTCCGAAGATCATAGGAATAATCAGCACACCTATTTCAAGGATTTTATTGCCCAACTCCTGAAACAAAAAGGTTGAATTGTAGCTTATGGGTTTTATCATACGCATAGCGATTGAGCCGTCTCGGATTTCTTCTCCAACATCATAGGTTCCGCCGCTGCCTATAAGTTTGCCCGTTAAAAACATTAAAAAGATGTATACCACCATATGCGGCAATGTAAATCCGTTCATTTCGTTTTCACCGCTTGACATAAATACAGCTTTCCAGATAAAAAACGAAACAAAGCTGCCCAGTACATCGCCGAGTATGTAAAAAATCCAGTTTATGCGGTAAGTTGTGGTTTCCTGCATACCGGCATTAACAAAGGGCAGATAAATACGAAGCTTGCGTTTCATATTACACCCCCTGCTTATACAGCCTACGGATAATTTCCTCAATGTCCGCGTCTTTTACGCTGATGTCCTTTACATTCACCCTGTTGAGTGTATATGAAAGCATATCCGAAACCGGAGCTTTCGTGCTGTTAAACCGTACCCTAAATGTATTTCCCTCGCGCTCAACGCTTAAATCATCCTCATTGAAGCCAAAGTGTTCACTGTAATTAAGCCTGCTTTCAGCGTTTTTACTGTCCGTATCGAAGTGTAATTCTCTAATCTGTCCGTATTTGCTCTTTAATTCGGAAATTGAACCGTTAAACACATTTCTGCCCTTGTCAATCATCACAATTCTGTTTGCCAGCAGTTCAATGTCGGAAAGGTCATGTGTGGTAAGAATAACCGTGGTTTTTTCCTGTATGTTTATGTACTCAATCGCCCTGCGAATGTTGTCTTTAACCACAACATCTAGCCCGATTGTAGGCTCGTCAAGAAACAGTACCTTTGGACTGTGAAGTAGCGAAGCAGCTATGTCCGCCCTCATTCTTTGACCAAGTGACAGCGTTCGTACAGGACTTGTGATAAAGCTTTCAAGGTCAAGCACTTCGTTTAAAAATGCCATTCTCTCTTTGTACTTGTCATCGGGTACCTCATAAATTTCCTTGAGCACTCCGTAGGTTTCTCTGAGCGGCAAATCCCACCAAAGCTGTGTGCGCTGACCAAACACAACGCCTATTTCCTTGACATAGCTTTTGCGGTTTTCCGTAGGATTTTTGCCGTTAATTATACACTTGCCAGAGGTGGGAGTGAGAATTCCCGTCAGCATTTTGATTACTGTGCTCTTGCCGGCACCATTAGGACCGATAAAGCCGAGAATTTCACCCTCAGACACTTCAAAGTTAATATCGTCAACCGCGATAACCTTTTCGGTTTTAGGATGAAACAGCGATTTAAAACTGCCTAGCAGTCCAGGGTCTTTGATTGTTTTCTTAAATTCTTTTCGTAAATTTTCTATATGTATCATAATTTCCCATTAAATAATTTTACTTAATATTTTGTATTCTTCATCTTGAGTCTTTTTTAACAAATTATCAATCCGTTTTGCCGTATTTAAATCATACGATAATCTTTGTTTCAATGACAACCATTTCAAAGAATGGCAGTATTTAATTATTTTTTCATACTCATTAATTATATTCAAATCATATGACTCATTTATTAAATAACGGTGTACGCAATACTTATGTTCTAGTAATACATGAGCATACCTCACATCTATTTTTCCATCTTTCTCCTCTATTAAACTATCGTATATCTTTATCCCATATGAACCATCTATTCTATGAGAAATCAATCCATAATTCTCAGAAGTATTTAAGCCATAAGTGTAATCATACAAAAGTTTTATCCCTGATATTTCATCACAAAAATTATAATTCTCTTTTATTGTGTTTAACCCTAAACCATATTCTATTTTGATAAAACTTGATAAAAACTCATTTATAGACAATTCAAATTTTTGGTATTTTCCATCCTTAAGATATCCTAAACATAAATAATTTATGTCATCATATCCATAAATCAAACACCAATGATTAAAATGCCACTTTTTATATGCTGCCATTTTATTCACATAAAATTCATCAATTAAGCAAGTAATATAGTAATTATGATCAATTGAATTCTCAATAATATTTTTTATATCAATTACACTATTTATAAGAAATGATTTTACATATCCAGTATCTAAGCAATCATACATATATTCAAATGTAAAGAAATCCAACATTACATTGGTATTTTTCTTGTTAAAATATAGTTGTAAATACTTATTATTTAGCCACATGTATGATTGTGGATTTTGACCTAATATCAAACTATTTAAATGCGCATGATGCAAATATGCGTTTACTGGTATTTCTAGACTTACTGGTAATATTTTCATTTTATTCCACCACATTTTCCACTAATTTATCAATATATTCAACAGAAGAAATTTTATCTATATCTAAATCATCATCATCAATCATCACATTAAACTGTGATTCCACCTCAATTATCAAGGTAATTAGCTTCAAAGAATCAAAGTTTAAATCCGTTACTAAATTAGTGTTTTTATCAATATTCATTTTTTCGTAATCATCTTCTAACAGATCGCAAATAATTTTTTTAAGTTTATTATTTATCATAACTTCTCCTATCATATTATTAAATACAACATGTAAAAATACTCTTTACTCGTAAATCGTTGTCATATGTAAAAAAGTATTCGAATTTTTGATATATGCCATTATTCGACATAATGATATCTGCTGTTTTTTTAAAAGCATTTTCCAATTCATGCTTTAATTCTTGATTATTTTTTATATTAATCAAGAAATTGTTTTCTGATACCTGCTTAATAGAAATACTATCAAAATTTTTAATATTATAATCTGTAATAATTGATATAATAACACTTTTAAAAATTTTATTGCCATAAACTTTAGTTCCATATATATAATCTCTTCCTGGAAAAATTTCAATAGCACGTCCTTCTTGGTCGCATTTAGTCTCCACATATTTTCCCATATCACCCACCTGATATCTTATAAATGGGAAAAATCTTAGATTAAAGGAAGTTACAACAATATGTCCTATCTTATCATTTTGTGTTATTACATTACCATTATCATCCAAAATTTCTAAATAAACGGAGTCATTATTAACATGTAGATGATCATAATGACAAGAATATGCAATGTTCCAAACCTCTCTACATCCATAATTATTTACTATTTTAGAATTGAATTTTTTCTCATATTTCAATTTATCGGCATACGATAAATAGGAACCATTATTTTCAATAAATCTTAGTTTAGGAAAATTTATGTTTTCATCTGAGAGAAATGATGCATATTCATTGAGCTTATATCCACTTATATGCCACATTAATATATTAGAATCCTTCAAATACTCAATTTCTTTGTTTATTCTTTCTCTGTTATCAGATATATACTCAAACGGAAAAGGATAACGATTATCACCAAATTGATGAACAAAATTAATTATATTTTCTGGTCTAACCTCAGACGAAAACTCCCTTCTTTTTTTCCATATAATTTTACCTAATTTCAATCTTTCAGCATAGGTTTTAGCAATAATAAAGGGGACCCCTGTATTACCGCTTGTACATTCTGCTATAACTTTAGTTCCGTCAATATTATATGTATATTCTTTATTAAAATCTTTATCAATATTAAATATTTGTTCTAACTTTGATAAGTCATATTCTTTTGAAACAAACATTTTCCAGTTGTTTTTTAAATAAGACTTTGAGATTACTGGGATTTTCGTAAATATTTCTTCGAATTTAATACCGTCATAAAAATTAATATTTCTAAATAAATACGTATAAAAAGAAATATTTTCTTTGCAATATACTAATAAATTAGTTAGCTTATTCTGAATCTCTTTATCCAAATTATCACCTATCCCCAATAATATTTCCTTAATACTCTTTTTCCTAAAGATGTACATATGTTAATATCTGAAACATTAACCTTACTTGAAAAATCTTCAATAGTTATTTCATTATTACCGGAAGCACCAATTATGATAACATCATCTCCGATTTTTACCTCTTGAAGATTTGTAACATCTACAAATACATGATCCATACAGACTGTTCCGATGATTTTCACATATTCGTTATTTATTAAAGCCCCTAGGTTACTTTCATCATTCCCCAAAAAACAATCTTCAAATCCTACAGAAACGACAGCAATTTTCATATTCGATTTAGCTACTATTTTTCCATTATAGCCAATTCTTTGATCTTTTAATATTTCTTTAATTGAAATAATTTTAGACTTAACCGTTAATACTGATGATAAATGTAAAAAATTTCTATCTAATCCAGTTGAATTTAGTCCATATAAAAAAGCCCCAATACGGTACATGTTGGTAAATCTTAACTCATTACTAAATTTTATAGTAGCCGCTGAATTGCCTAAATGAACATATTTAAATTTATAGCCATCTTGCATTAATTGATTTAATATCTTTTTAAATTTTCCTATTTGCGAAAAAGTGTAACAATCATCTGAATCCGATGAAGATAAATGACTATATATACCATCTACTTCAATTATTTCGTATTCCTTTAACATCTGTAATGCTTTGCAAACTTCTGTTACGCTACAAAAGCCAAATCTATGCATACCAGTATCTACTTTTATATGTACATGAATGTTCATATTATTCTTATTTTTTGATATAAATTTTATTAGTTCGTATATTGAGTTTATATCATAAATAGTTATTGCAATATTATTGTTTACTGCTATACTCAAATCTTCAAAAAAAGTTTTGGATAAATTTAAAATATAACAATTAGGATTTATTTTTCTTAACACAATAGCCTCCTCAATGGAACTTACTGCGAAATAATTAATTCCATATTCTTTCAATAGTGATGATATTGGAATCAGTCCAAATCCATATGCATTTGCCTTCACAACAGCCATAATAATATCTTTTTCTTTTATAATATTTTTAATAATATTTAAATTTGATACTATGCTATTTTGATTTATTTCAGCAATCGCTCTGTACATATTTATTCCACCAAGCCTCTGACTATGTAATTAAAGTTATCCTCATAATTCTTAGCTATATTTGAAATATACTTCAAATTTTCCTTATACTTTTTATCTTGTAATAATTTTTCAATCAGCCTACAAAGCAATGTATCGTCCACTTCATTAATCGTAACATATTCCGCCAAATAATTCTTCTTCATCATCCTTGCATTATATTCTCTTTCAGAGTGTGTAGGAATTATTAATCCAGGTTTTTGGTACTTAATCTGTGCCATACAACATCCATGTCCACCGTGATGAATTACTATATTAACTATTTTAAATATTGTTTTCTCTGAAATTGATTCAAAAACAAATACATTTTTTAAGTTTGTCCTTCTAATAATTTGTTTTGCTTTATTTAAATCTTGTAAATTACCCACTGAAATTAGAAACTGATAATCCAATTTTGATGCAACTTTTATTATTTCATAAAACAATTTCTCCCCACTATTTCCAACATTATCATTAAATTTTCCTGTATAGCAAAATATTTTTATTTTGTTTTCACAAATTACGTTTTCTGTTAACTTCTCTACATCGGCAAATGAAGAATCTGAATATTTTGTACCTGTATAAATTGTATTGTGATTATTCTCCTTTAATGGATCTATATTGGGGATACCAGGAATAACAGTATATGTTCCAATAAAAATGTCCTCGAATTTATTTATTGGTTGAATACCTTTTTTCATTAAATACTCATTAATATACTCTGTGAGGTTAAGCTTTTGATTTGTTTTACTCTTAGATTTATCCCACCATCTAACTGTTTCATAAAAATTATCAGGATGATAGCATGCTTGTACCAAACTCAATAGAGGGGTTTTTGTCGTTCTTGATACTATGCAACTTAGTAATCCTAAAGATGTAATAATCCAATCTGGATTATATTTTTTTACTAAATTTTCATATAAATCCAGCTTATGAAACAACCATTTTTTATCACAATAACAATATCCTACTTTTTCCCAAAATTCTTCCGCACAAACCCAGTCATTATAAAATTTTCCAGTTTTTATATCATTTTCAATAAAAGTATCTGTTAGTGAAGAAATATTTATACTTTTTAATTGATTTTTCAAATCTAAATTTCCCACATATTTCATTTCACAATTAGGCTGCTTTGATATTTGCAAAATGTAAGGATAAATAATAGCAAGAGGGCCTAGTCCTGCTCCAAATTGAAAAATAAATTTTTTCATATTATTTCCTTTCTAAAGAAACTCTTATATTTTCTATTAATAGATTGATCTTATCCTTTTCTATAGGATAAGACAATAAACCTATCCTTAATATATTTTCATCATTATATCCGCTACTTACATATATTTCTTTTTGTAACAAGTCATTTTGCACTTGCCTAGCTTTATTTGACTTAACAGGCAATACTGTATATAAGTCATTTTTAACATCCTGAATACAACTATTAACCCCGATTATTTCTAATTCATTTTTTAGATAATAAAAACTATCTTTTTGTTCTTTCCACCTATTATATATACCTATATTTATAACATTTTCTAAAGCCTTATCTAAAGCATATAATAAATTCATGGATGGAGTAATATGATAATCACTATAAGGATACCATGAATGGCAAATTTTATATAAATTTAAATATACTGAATTTATAATATTGCTACATAAATTATCCAGTATATATTTTTTTATTACTACAGGACATATTCCTGCACATATTCCCAAGCATTTTTGAGAAACAGCAAAAGCAACATCAATATCCCAATCTTTTATCAACACTTCGCATCCGATGAATGTCGACGAACAATCCACAACAACAATGCAATTGTATTCTTTAGCAATTTTGCTCATCTCTTTTATAGGATTACTTATTCCCATCGAAGTCTCACCGTGAACGATATAAACTATATCTGGTCTTTTGGCTTTAATGATTTTTTCATAATCCTCCAAATTAAACCTATCACCCCACTTTATCTTATACTCAACAACATTGTCACTATATATGTTAGATATTTCAAAAAATCTTTTACCAAAGTATCCATTTTCACATACTAATACTTTAGTATGTTTTGTAGTTAAACTTGAAACTACTGCCTCCATGCCTGCTGTCCCTGTGCCATGTAAAGGAAAAGCATAATAATCTTCACAAGCAAAAAAAGCTTTTTTTATATTTTTACTAATTCTTTTCATTAATGCTACATAATCATTAGAAAAAGAACTAATCACCGGTTTACTTAAAGAATTGATTATACTATTATTTATAGAGGCTTGGCCAGCCGTGAACAAAATTGGTTTTATATTATCCATTAATTGTACTCTCCCTTTCAATTAATTCAGGTAAATTATCTTTTATCCAATTATCATTGAATACTGTATCTAAATATCTCTCTCCTCCATCATGCGCCAATACAACTATGTTCTTGCCTACACCCAACTTTTTTGCGAATTCTATTGCAACTTTAATTAGTGCTCCAGTCGAAATCCCTATAGATAATCCTTCATTTTTTGCAATATATCTTGTCCAATAAAATGCATCAACATCATTAACTTTCGTTCCAATGTCAATCACTGATTCATCAAGGTTTGGAGGTACAAATGGAAGTCCCGCTCCCTCAATAAAAGAATTTTTTAAGTTGCCGCCGAAAATAATGGATCCTTCTGGTTCAACACCAACAATAATTGTATCTCTATTTTTACTTTTTAATTTTTTAGCACAACCAGTTATCGTTCCACCCGTACTTATATTTGAAATAAAACAATCTATATATTCTAAGTCATCAACTATTTCTTTGCCAGTTCCCAAAAAGTGTGATTTTGGATTATCCGTATTTCCATATTGAAAAGGTACAAATATACTACTATTTTCTTTTTTCAACTTCATAGCTAAATCAATTCTATCGTTAACCGCACTTATACTATATGGATTTGCCTGAACAGTTATTAGTTCACCACCAAATACAGTTATTTTTCTTGTCTTGCTTTTACTTGTTTCACTTTCAACAATACAAGAAACTTTATAATTTTTGGCACTGCCAAACATAGATAATGCGATTCCTGTATTACCAGAACTAGATTCAACTATTTGCTTGTTAGATGTAAGATCACATCTATATTCAGCCTCATTAATCATATTTAGCGCTGCCCTGTCTTTTGCACTTCCTCCAGGATTATACTTTTCAAGTTTTACATATATATTAGAAATATCACAATACTCATCTAAAGACAATTTGACTAACGGAGTATTACCAACTAAATCATATATTTTTGTTGCTTTTTTCAATCTTGTTATATCTAATTCGTTACTAAAATCTTTATATTCAGATTTTAGTGTTTGTATGACATTATTATCATATTGTTTATCTTCTACTGAAAAAAACTTCTTTATATTATTGCCGAATACTTCATTTTTTTGTAATAATATTTCGTTTTCTCTTTCCCAATTAGGATCATAAAATGTATCTATATATTTTTCACCACCATCTGGCATTATAATGACTATATTACCCTTTAGTTCATTTCTTTTTATTAGTTCCTCTACCGCAAATATAGAGGCTCCTGTAGAAGGACCAACAAAAACTCCTTGACTTTTAGCATATTTCTTACATGTACCTAATGCATCCAAATCATTTACTTTATACACATAATCTATGGCTGAAATTTTTATATTTTCACTTTCAAAAGACAAACCTATTGAATCTTGCAAAGTATCAAATCTATCAGAAGTAAATATTGTAGAACCCGTTGGTTCCACAGCTAAAATTTTCACATTTGGGAATTTTTCTTTAGCTGCCAAACTTACACCTGAAATAGTGCCACCAGTACTTACTGGGGCAATAATCCAATCTATTTTGTTAAACTGTGTTATTAATTCTTTACCTATACCGTAATAATGTGAAGCCGTATTAATAGTATTATCATATTGATTAAAAACCCAAGAATTAATCAACTTATTTGAAATACTATAAGCTACTCTCAGTCTTTCCTGAGAACTCCAAATTGTTGAACTATCAATTTTATGCACAATGGCTCCATATGACTTTATATTATTCTCTATATTCTCAGATATATTTTTTTCAACAACACAAATACATTTGTAACCCATTCCTGCACATAACGCTGAAAAAGCAATACCCAAATTACCTGAAGTTGGTACAATCACTGTACCTCCTTTATGTATTATTTGTTTTTCCTCTGCATATCTAAGAGCAAAAAGCGCCACTCTATCTTTTACACTACCTGTCGGATTAAAATTTTCCATCTTCAACCATACATTGGTGTCTTTGTCATTAAAAATCTTTAACACTGGTGTGTTTCCTACAATATCTTCTACTTTCAAAAACTTCATAATTATAATAATTCCTTTTCTAATATAATAAAAACTATACTAAATTAACAAGTGCTTCAACAGTACAAAAGCAAAATTATACAAATCGCATCTCAATTTACATAATAATATTTTTAATATAGTAAAACACACTAAATCTATCATATAATCTTAGTTAATCAAGTATAATACTATCCCTCTAAGTTTCTATTTATAAATTGTTCAAATTTTAACATAGCTTCAGTAAAGCGTTCTTTCTCCAATCCAAAACAAATTCTAAATGAATCTGGTTGTTCAAAAGTATAACCAGGAAGAAGTGAAACGCTTTCTTCTTCCAATAGTCTTTTTATTAATTTTGTACAATCCTTAATATTTTTAAAGCGAGGAAAGCCAACAATTCCCCCTTCGGGTTTTATCCAAGTCAAAATATTACTGTTTCTATTTACAATTTTGTCAAAACAGTTTATATTTTCAATAATTGTTGAATTATTTTCTGATAAAAATTTTTCCTGACTTTTTAGTAATTCTGTAGATATGTAATCTACAGATGAATTTAAAGAATGAGTGGTATAATCTTTTAAATTTCGCATCATCTCAATATTTTGTTCAGAATCAATTATCCACCCTATTCTTAAGCCAACACATCCAAAACATTTTATCATGGAACCAGTTGCTACACCTTCTCCAACTTTAAACAATAAAGAATCCGTAATTTCATTATTTGAGTTTATAAAACGGTAATGTTCATCAAATAAATATATGATATTATTATGTTCTTCCTTAAGTTTCTTTAATTCAAAAATATCATAATCATTTATTACCATTCCAGTAGGATTATGTGGGCTATTAATAATTATGACTGTCGTTCTATTGTCATCAATAATTTTATCTAATTCTTTATAATTAATTCTATAGTTATTAGTTTCTTTTAACTTTACCTCTTTTAATTGCAATCCCATAAATTTAGGTATTTCTATTAATGTTTGAAAAACTGGACTAAAATATATAACATCAACCTTTTCATCTTTCATTTGCATAAAAAACAACAAGATTGCTTCACTAGTTCCAGTCGTAACTAATATTTGTTTAGTACTAATATTATTATATATTTTCGAAATTTCTTTTCTTAAATTCTCACTACCCTTTGTGTCCATATCATCAAGACTTAAGGATAACAAATCCTTCACAGAAATATTAGCTTTTTCAAATATATCTTTATAAGTTAAATTTCTAAATCCACTTTCGCTCAAATTATACATACAAGTTTTACTTTCAGCAAGCCACGGCTCCATCTTATGTAAATTCATCTTCTCGTTTTTCATATTCTAATCTCCTCTAATTCTTTATTAACTCTATGTTGGATTTTATCAATGTTGTTAACAAGATTAGTATAGTTATTTGCCCAATCAAAATAACAACCACAAGTATATTCTCTAAAAACTGAAATATCCTGACTTATATTATATTCATTAAAGCTTCTAGAAAAAAATGAAATACACTCTTCACAACACAATGGTTTATCTAATCTATCAACAGAATAACTCATAGGACTAATATAAATCCTTGTACTTATTTTATTTTCACTACATTTTGTTAATAATTCTTTTATAGACCAGAAATTTGGTATGGTATATTTTTTCTGTTTCCATAGATAATAAACCAATGTATCTTTTTCTACCGTACATATTTCAATATCGACTCTTTTTATTTTTAAGGAATTTAAATACAATATTGAATTCAACATATCTTCTACTGCTTCTCTCTCGTTAATAAACGGAGGTTTAAATATAAGTAATGGAATAATATCAATATCATATTGCATTAGTAGCCTATGTTTTTTCTCGAAAATGTCATTATCAAAACTTTTATTTATACAAAAATCCCTTATATCAGAATTTGCCGATTCAAATCCTACTGCAATTTCTATATTTCTATCAAACATTTGCCTAAGCAACTTTACTTTTTCTTCGTCTATATCCTCAATTCTTGATTCTATTACAATCTTTTTAACTGCTTGATTCTCATTAATATCTTTAAATATTCTTAATAACACAGAAAATGAGAATTCGTCCTCACACAAAATGCTACCATCATTATATAGACATACTATAGGAAACTCTCCATCTACATTTTTAAATTCAACTGAAAACTGGTTATATAAGTCAGTATCAACTATCTTTTTTCCCATGTTGGTTGCATTAAAAAATCCGCAAAAAGAACAACCTCCGTTTGTTTTCACTTCCCTACAACCAGTACCTTTTAAAAATAAAACCAAACGATCAACAACTTCATCGTTTAAAAAACCTCTTCTTATCTCCTTTTTGACTATTTTACTGTTTGTGCATATATTTTTGGGAAATTTGGGCCTAATTTTTTTTATTGTATTTTGCAGTTTTTTCTGAGTATGTGTCATAACCGCCTCCTAAAATGATAAAATTAATTAGATATATAAGCACTCAAAAATTTCAATCTTAAAATATAGTTTTATAATTCTATTCCACCAGTTTTCTCTAGTTTTTCTGTATCTAATTTCCCATTCTGTGTCAAAGGCCAAATAAAAGTTAATATAAATTTATTTGGAATCATATATGATGGTAAATTTAATTTTAGATATTTAATTAATTCTAACTTATTTACTTTTTTTCCATAAATATAAGCAGTTAGAACCTTTTTATCTTGATTTAATAACACAACGCAATGCAAATTTAAAAAAGCTGAAATTGCGTGCGAAATCTCATTTAACTCCACTCTATTTCCGTTAATTTTTACTTGATTATCTAATCTAGAAACTATAATTATTTCATGAGTTGATGTGTACTTTGCTAAATCTCCAGTCTTATAAGCAATATTCTTACCTTGACTATTTTTTATAAATGAAATTGACTCTTCATCATAATAACCGCCTCCAACTTGGTTGCCGATAACCACCAGTTCGCCGCACTCATCTGGTTCGTTAATAATATTTCCATTAACATCAACAATAATAAGTTTTGTATTTTTTAATGGTTTTCCGATAGGAATACTTCCCGAATTTCTATCAGGCAATTTGGAAATATAATTGTAAGAAACATCGACACAACATTCAGTGGGACCATAAACGTTTATTATTGTTGGTAAATAATTGAATATTTCTCTATAAGAATATAATGTTTCCCAATTTAAATTTTCTCCACCAACAAACAAATATGGAATATTAGAATGACTATTTGTTTTCTGCATAATCATCATTTGCAAGTGAGTGGGTGTACAATCGCACAACTTCAAATTATATTTATTATGAAAAGTATGAATTTTCCTTCCAAAATATTTTGTTTTATCATCTGATATAACCAATGTATAACCGAAATATATGGATGAAAAAATTTGTTTAACTGAAGCATCAAAATTAAAAGAAGCCAATACGCCAACATTTACATTACTTTCAAATTTATAATATATTATTTCATGCATTGATTTTATAAGGTTAAATAGATTGCCGTAATTTATTTTCACACCTTTAGGTATTCCTGTAGTTCCAGATGTAAAAATAACATAAACAAGATCTTCTTCCGATATCTCCTCCTCGTATTCAACGTAACTATAATTGTCATTTTTATTATAATGAGGTACTTGCACATTAATCTCATCATAAGTTTTACAATTCAGTTTAGAATCACAAATAATCGCTACTGGATTAATTATTTTGCATATTTTATATACTCTATTAATAGGAGTGTCCAATTCTAATGGAATATAAAAACAATGTGCTTTTATTACAGAGATAATGCTTATTACAAAGTTATGATCTCTTTTCCTATAAATAACAATTGGGCTGTTTCTTTTTTTCTCAATCCTTCGTGATATTATCTCAGCGTATTTATCAGTAATATAATCAAGTTCTCTATAAGTTATTGCATTGTTTTCATAAATTATAGCAACATTATTACCATAATTTTTCGCATAATATTTAATTTTTTCGACTAAAAAATTTCTCATTATTAATCATGCCTTTCAATTTCATAACTAAGTACATAAAATAAAAAGTGATTTATATATCATTAACACCAAAGTTATATTGTTAAAACCATAGCAAATACCTAAATATACCAAATTCACCTTCAGTTAAAATGCATTAAATATAATAATCTAACTATCACTTTTCCCAAAAGTAATTGTTCATAAAATAATATTCAAATTTGACTTATAGATTTTTAACCTAAGATACATCGTATAATTTATTGAATACTATAAGTCATTTAATACTGATAATACATCTACAACATACTATTTTTTTACATATATTCATCTGTATTATAATAATTTTCTACATCTTTTTTTATATATAGAAGTGAACAGTATTCTTAGAGGAGCCAATCGTTATATTATTAAATGTACTAAAATTATTGATTTTAATAAATATACTTAAATTACAAATTATTATTTAAGGATAATCATCAATAGCAATAATCTTATATAATAAAAATCAGAAAATCACTAAGGCTTGTTCATAAAATAAATATTAAAAAATATAAATTAAATATAATCATGGGAATGCACAGATATGATCTGAAAAATAGCAATGGAAAAGAATATAAGAAATACTACCTAAGGATGATTCACAGGAGGGAAAACTTAACTGCCAGACAAAATACGATAACCATAATGTGATTAACGGTACACTGAGGATTGCCAGGAACGGTGTACTTTGATGAAAACTTCTTTAACGAAATAACAAATGTCAATTATTGACAAAACCCCAAAAACTATTTGTAGACATGTCCAATGCTTTAATAATTAATTACCTCATCAAAAGTATAAAACTATTTTTAACTAGATTAAAACTAAATTTAAACTCTATACAGCAGACTGCTTTTGCCTCCTTGTTCTCGGTAACGCTGCTCGGTTTCGATTAACCCTGCTTTTTTCAAATCCTTAATAGCTCTTCTGACTGTGGCAGGCGACAGCTTTATGTCGCCTGCTATTGTTTTTACAGAGGGCCAGCATTCACCGTTTTTGTTTGCTCGGTCATATAGGTAGGTATAAACAGCTACAGCTCTGTGTGGTAAGTCCATTTGATATAGAAAAGTTAATCTACTCATTGCTGTTATCCCCCCTGTGGTGGTCGCTCGGTTCTGACGACTACTTTTCCCTGCTTATTTTTGTTCTGTTCAACGCTTGAATTTTCGGGTTCTTTTGTTGGCTCATCTTGCTGTGCTGATGTTGGTTCATCCGCATCAACAATATCTTCACACTCAGTCTGTTCTGCATTTGGCGAGGTTTTAAGATTTTCATTTTTATTCTTTTTTTCACCACTTGCTTCATCAAAATCCGAGTTGGTAACAGGCTGTTCAAAGTATTGAGGACAGTATGTCTGAATTATGTTATTGAACAACTCCGAACGGTTTGCGTAATGAACTTCACGATTGCCATTTTCCATGACCTCATACTTTCCCTCAAATTCTATTCCCCATTTGAAGAATAATTTCAATTTAACTTTCATCGGATAAAAGCCTGTTTTCATAACAACGAATGTGCCTTTCGGAAGTGACTTCAACTCATCGGGAGTCATCAAAGCTCTTTCTATCATCTGCAAGGATTGCGACGGATCGTTTTTGCTCCTGCTTACAGAGCCTGACATAACAGTTCTTGAACCGAGTGCTTTTGATAGGACTTCCGCACTTGTGCTGTTTGGAGCAAAGCCACCGAAGATGGTCAGCTGTGTGTTGTCGATAATTACATCAGCACCCTCTTTGCCGTAGTTGCGTTCAAGCTGTGCAAAGGATTGAATTATCGGCACTATCTGCAAACGCCTTGAACGGGAAGCGGAGAACATCATCTCTGCTGAATCAATCTTTGGCAAGGTTCCAAATTCATCGCAGAAGAACACACAGCGGTTTTTCAGTACACCGCCGTTTTC